AAACCATCTATTTTGTTAATAATTAATAAATAATAATCAGGGTATTATATTATAATCTTCATTTATATTTATATTATATATATTATTATACGGTACTGTATAGCATATCTTTTAATAAACTCTAGTCTTAGGAATCTATGGAGGGGTAAAAGATATATTATATATAATACATTTAGACATAATAAAAACCAGACTATTACCGGGCTTTAATGCCTGGCTGATCTGGCTTGTTAGGTGCTATTTTATTCTGTTCAGGTGCAAACGATTTTGCAATAACTACCCCTCCATGAGTTCCCGCGACCATCGTTGATAATAACGTTACTGTAAGTTTTCCAGAAAGTCAAGCCAAAAATAAAAAAACATTTTTCTTGACAAAAATTAAAAACCTGTGCTATTAATATCTTAACAGCTTCGGCGGTGGGGCTGTTAACCCCTCAAACGTCGTTACGCCGCCACAAATAAGCATTTTAAAAGCCCCGGGATAATTTCCTAGGGCTTTATTTTTTATTCCTCCTCTTCTTCCATTTCGAGCCAAATTTGGCATTGCTTTATTTTTTTAAAGCATTATATAGGACTCTCCGTCATACTCGTTCGCTGCCTCTTCCGCCTCTTCCAGGGTCTGCATCCGTGATTAAAAACCCTTTCATTACGTCATAAGCTGTATGTATCATTGATTCCACTCCCATTTTTTCTCTTATAGTGCTAAAAGGTACTTATATTTGAAAAATACCATATCTTGTGTCTTAATGCAAGTTTTCCTACTAAATATCTTGTGTTGTTCTGAATGTAGAGTGAAAATCATATCGTCAGAACAGCGCAAAGGAAATCCCCATTTTTCAAGGTTTCCAGACCTCAATTGAAATGTTAGTGTTGCACATGTAGCCGCCAACGGTTCCACGGTAATTTTTTCAAAAAGTTCATTGACAATCTGCCTGTTAATGTCTTTTGGATTAACGCCCTTAAACTTTTCTAACTTTTCTTTAATAGCACTTAATTGTATTTCTACTGGCTCTGGACTTTTGGTATTTTGGATTTCTAGAATATGGCTCTCAATCTGCTTTATCTGCTTCACGTATTCTTTATTTCTTGAAATAAATTCATCATCAGATATTTTTCCATCCAGATTATATTCCAGTATTTTTTCACGTTTTTGTTTTAACAGATCAATCTGTTTTTCAAGTCGTGAGATTTCGTTTTTATTGTCTGGAATGTTTTTGATCGAGGACTGCAAAATTTCAAAATATTCCTCCAAAATGCTATCAATGTTTTCAGAAGATTTATTTATTAATTCTGCGATTACTTCTTTCAGTTCTGATTCTGCCAGTCCAAATGAATCACATGAAGCTGCTCCGTTTTTTATCTTATAACTACATACCCATCGAACATCTTCTTTTCCTCGAATATAATGTTGCTTCATCCAGTATGGTGCTCCGTCGTTAGCGCAGAAAAGTTTTCCAGTGAAAATATTTTCACTCTTAAAAGAGGTTTTTCTTGATTTTATGGCTTCTCCACGTTCTCTTAAATATGCGTTTGCCTTTTCCCAGGTAGTTTCATCAATGATCTGCGGTACTCTGGAACCATCATCCTTAAACATTATCCATTCTGACTGTGGAAGAAATTCTTGTTTCTTGGTAAACATATCGACAACCTTTACTTTTCCTCCACAATAGTATCCTTTGTATTTTGGATTCCGAATAATATTTTTTATGACATCCCGGTTGATTTTCCCACCTTTGAAACTTCTGTATCCCATATCCCAGAGTTTTTTTTCGATTCTTGGTGTAGACATTCCAGAAGCATAGTCTCGAAAGACCATTCGAACCATATCTGCTTCTTCCGGGATTAGCTCAAGTTTTCCTTGATGATTTGAGTATCCATACATTCTGTGCCCAAGTACAACACCATTTTTGATTGACTGTGCGTGTCCAAATTTTACTCTTGAAGAAAGTTTGCGGATTTCGTCCTGTGCAACTCCGGCCATAATAGTAAGTCTGAACTCACTATCATCATCAATAGTGTTAATTCCATCATTTTGGAACCACACGCATACGCCGTAAGATAATAATTCCCTGGTATATTGGATGCTGTCAAGAGTATTTCGTGCAAATCTTGAAATTTCTTTCGTAATAATCATGTCAATTTTTCCGAGCTTTGCATCTCTGAGCATTCTTTGAAATTCTTCTCTTTTATCTGCGTGCATTCCAGAAATACCATCGTCAATGTAAGAACCTGCAAACTTCCATCTGTTGTTAGAATGTATCAGCTCTTCAAAATGTTCTTCCTGGTGCTTGATGGATGCTTGCTGTTCAATCTTTTCGGTTGAAACCCTGGCGTAATAAGCAACATTCAGTTCGATGTCATAAATAGAACAACTCCTTAATTTTTCTCTGACATAATAAATATTCATAATGCTTTTCTCCCTCAATATACAGGGAGTGGAATCATATAAAGTATAACACTTCACATAACTCCACTCAATACATTTTCGTTACTTTCTAATGCTGATTTCAGCTTTAATTTTATCTCTTGTTTTCTCATCTATCAGACCAAGTGAGAACATTCTTTCGTTTATGGCATACAATATAGCTTTTTCCATTAATTGTCCCTCCATATAATTATCTCGTTTTAAGTGCTGTTTTTCTTTATCTTTTGTATGCCCTATAATTTCTACCATTATTCTCTTTTGAACGATTCTGCACTATTTTAAGTACACAATTATCACGTTTTACAACAAATCAAAGATGTTTACCTGTCCATCAATCTGAGATTCTTCCAGATTGTAAAATTTGCAAGCTATATAATCTGGGTTCCAATCAGTTTCCAGTTCGTATTGCAGGCACTGCGGATGCTTGCTTCCACGGAAGAATCTGCAATCTGAACAGGTATGCTGATAAGCTGTACCACCAGACCGCTTATACATTTCGCTTATCTTCCTCATAGAATCACTCGCTTTACTCTTGAATTTCCTCTCGCTTTCTTTTTGAAGATACCATTTTTAACACAATCCCTCGGATCACATCCTCTGCTATGCTCTTCGATCAAGATATAATCACAGGTTGCATTTGTACTCCATGCATTTTCACTCTTGCTGTAATAGTCGCATTTCGAGCATTGTCTCCGCTTTAGGCCTATAATTTCAGTGCTTTTTAATTCTCTCCATGGTTTTCTATCTGGCATTTTTCCACACCTCCCAATCTGGCAGAATCTATAATTTTTAAAAGGTCTGGGCTTAGTTTTCTTCGTTCTTGTTCTCTCTGTACTTCTGCCCGGTAAGTCCTTTGAAAGTTGGACTGAACTACACTCCACCATGTACCATCCACATTTTCAGATACCGCCCATTCTCTAAGCTGTGCCGGGCTTGATACTGCTTTCTGGATGATTTTTGGGAGTTTATCAAACTCTGTTTCTGCATTATATGTAGAATTTTGAATGGCCTTGCATACCTTTTCCCATGCTTCCGTTTCATTCAGCTCTTCTTTTTGTGGCTGAAGGCTCTGCTCGCATTGCCGTAATGCAGCTATTGTAGGTTCTTTCCATTCAGTCTGCATATATTTCTTCAAGCCAAAACTTAAAAGCTTGTAATCTATGTCTTTCAAAAGTCCATACCATGTATCAAAAGCATTCTGATCTGGCAGAAATGATGGAGAAGTGTACACAGCTTTCATTGCCTTTACCAGTACCGCCCATTCTCCCCTTGTCATACCCAATTATCTACCTCGCTTACCCTGTTTTGAATTTTCTCCATGTAGCTGCACGGTCTATTCGTAGACTTGTCTGCGTATTGCCCTTCAAATACTTTTGCGAAATTTCCAGGCTTTAAGAACCAGTCAAACGTAACCATCCAGCCATTTTTATTTTGCCCTTGTAGGAATGTGCTGCGTCGAATATTTTCAATCGCTTCCAGAATATCTTCAACACAGTTCTGACGGATTCTAGCTTTCACTGCCTGTTCTCGTTTTGGTGTCATTCTTTTTACAGGAGTAATGCCGAATTCTTCCAGAGTATTCCATTCATCAATGATTCGTTGGACGTCAGTCTGACGAATAGTATCTTTAGATACTATTAAATCTTTTATATCTTTTTCTTTATCTTTATCTAATTCTATATCTGAATCTAATTCTAAATCTTTATCTTTATTCTTATTCTGTTCCGTTACAGTAATGTTACTGTAACGTTTCTGTAACGTTACATCATCTTTCTTGCAAAGCAAAGCGACCTTATTTTTTTGACGCTCACGATATTCTGCAACCCTTTTTCTGTTTTGATCTCGTATTTTCTCCAATTCGTCTGCACTTTGATGCTCTTCCCAGCCGGGAATAGAAAGTAATTCAGAATCTCTGGTAATCATCCCGAACTTTTCCAGAACTGTTAATGCTAATTGAATAATGCTTTCCTCAAAATCCAATTCATCTGCAAGCATTTTTGTTGTGTATGGAATATTTTCAGTGAGGAAAATAATTCCGTTTGAATTGCATCTGCCAGCCATTGTCAAAAGCATCACCCAAATAAGAACAATATTGTTTCCCTCTGGCATTTTCCTTATTTGCTTAATTTTTCGGTTGCTAAACATTTCAATCTCAATTTTAATCCAGCTTACTTTAGCCATTAATGTAATTGCCTCCTCCAATTCCTGGATTTTTCAAAAGTGTTTATCTCAATTCAACTTCAATTCCATTGATTTTCAGTTCTCCATTTACTGGAATTACAAGGGATGGATCGCCGTTTATTTCTTTCAGTTCAATCAGAGCAATTTTATCTGGCTGAATGCAGATTGTTGCATCTGGTGTTACAATTTTTGCAGTTTTTGAATTATGGATATTATCAAGGGCAACAGGCTCATTGTTGAAATACATTCCCCAGTTTTCTTTAAAATCTGATAACTTCTCGCCTGGAATTCCGCAATATCCAAAAATATGTTCCATTTCATCACATGATACAGTTATCATCTCTGGGCTGTCTTTCTTCTGTTCTCTTACTTCCTGTAACGATTCAACCAGGCTTTCAGTGAAATAAAATGTTGTGCATCCTTTGAAATTATCCATGATAAAATCTAAAAAGACATTGATCTCATTTCCCGGTATACGCGGAATTGGTGTGCCAAGAACATTTTCGATAAAGTCCATATGAATATTCTTTATGTTTTTGTTGAAATACAAAGTTCCATGAATATCAGTGCTTCTGTCATTGAATACAGGGAATAAGAATCCTGTTTCTGGTCTTGAGACTACCCAATCACGAATACGGTCTTTGATGTTATTTTCATCCACATCATAGCTAAGACCTGCCTTTGAAAGATTCACCGGGCAAATGCTGCACAGAATGTGTTCATAAATTTCTTCTGATGCATCGTGCATTTCGGTTCTATCAGAAGCTTTTCCGGGAATGTCATATACTGCATGAATGAGAACTATGTAGTAATTTTCGTTATAATCGTAATTTTCAATCACTTTGTCGTAGAACTCGTCCAAAAGCTCATCATCTTTAAGTTTACTTGCTCTGATCCGCATAAGAAATTCCTGTGTTCCACCCTCTTTTTCCTGTGCTAATGGAAAATCAAAGTTCATAAGGTTCTTTCCAAGTCTGCCAGACATGGTTTTCTTGAAAATGTCAAAATACTTAAACATTTCTTCCTCTGGAAGGGAAAGGAAAGCTTCTTTAATTTTGGTTTTCTTATTTTTTTCTGCATCCACATAACAACCACAAATGCGTGTAATAGAACAATTTGCTGGTGTAAACTGTTTCTTGATCTCTGCGATTTCTTTCTTATTCATGATTAATCCTCCCATTTTAATTTTTGTCAAATAAATCAAATTATATGAGTTTTATGTGTTATTTCTTGATTACCTTCATGTTTTTATTCCAACTTCCAGAAATTGTTCCGTCTGGGTGAATTATAAATTCTCTACAAACACTATTATCTTCCGCTTTCTCTATTTCGCTAAGCATTTTCATGTTCGAATAGCTAAAGGTGATTAAAGTATCTTTGTATTTCCATATTTCATACACATAATAATCTTGAATTGTTTGCTCGATAAATTCAAAATGATTGTATGCGTATTCAAGTATTTTGTTATATAATTCTTCTTTTTCATCGTATTTAATTCTGCTTTTTTCAATTAGCTTCATAAGTTTTCTGAATGATAAATCATCTGCAAAAGAGTATGCATCAATCATATTTAATACATCTTCGATTGTGTTCGCGTCGCACAATACGCATTGTAATCTCATTTTGGTCTTTAATAATTTGCCTTTAATACGTTCCAGATCAACCAAAGATGGCATACATGTTCCAAAAATTTCATTATTTTTCTTATCAGAAATAGCATGTCTGCTAATGTCTACAAAATCAAACAGTCCATCAATTTCTTTAATATGATTTTCTAAGTATTTCCCATTTGTATTAATCGTCAAAAATTTAATATCGTGTTTTCCTAAAACTTCACACAATTTAGTAAATTTTTCAAATAGCAGTGGCTCTCCACCTGTTACAGATACGGAATACAATATTCCTTCTTTTTCCATTTCTGAAAGCATTTCATCAACTTGCATTATAAAATACTCTGCATTCTCGCAACGTTCTGCGTTTTGTTCGACACAGAATGAACATTTGGCATTGCACTTATCTGTTATTTTCAAATGCAAGTGCCATAACCATTCGTTCTTTTCTACTAAAATCCGATGACCAAATAAGTTGACTTCCATCTTGCCATCATAATTTATTGGTAATCTTTCGACATTGCACTTGTGAATGTAATCTTTTATGCTTTTATTTTGTACAAACATTAATATCACCAATCCTTTCTGCTTCTCTCGCCTGTTTCTTCTCGGCATCTTCGCGGGTGAGGAATACGGTTTTACCAAGTTCACTTACCTCGACATCTGTCGCATTAGTACACCAATCAGTAGGGTCTAAATCTTGTTCTGGGTCTGGACTTCTGTAAGGGAATAACTTTTCATCTGTTGCGAGCGTAATGTAGGCTTTTCCGCTTAACGGGTCAATTCCCAATCCACAATGCACGCATTCAATAATTTCATAATCATAAATAAGATAAACGAAATCTCCTGATCGTGAATATGCTTCTTTACACGGCAGCCTCACAAGCAAGCCCTGTTCTTCTAAGTCTTCAAGTTCTGCCAATCTATTAATCATTTTTTTCATTGTATTGCAATCTCCTGTCCCTTTTGAGCAATTATCGCAATATGAACTGCACATAATGCTTCGGCGTTCGTTATATGTGATTCTTGAAAAATCTCTTTTTGTTAATCTCTCCATCTACTTCACCTCTTTTACTTCTTGATATACGATTTTCAAATTGAAATCACTTCTGATAAATCTCAGCGTCAGTTTATGATTTACAGCATTCCCGAGTTGATCGTAAATCCAGTACATATCCTCTTGGTCAAAGTTTGTACCCAGATATCTGTTGAGACTTGATACCAGTTGTTCTCTCCATTCATTATTCCTTTTAGTCGAACTATATGGTTCTCCTTTTGCCATTGATCTTGAACAGTATTCAAGCAGCTTGCAGATAATATCTTCTTTATCAGTACAATTCTTTGCTGTGAAATATACATTTCCTTTTTCGGAAAAAATTATTTCTCCGAATCTGTTTATGTAGCTCCCGGGGAAACATTCCATAAGATTGAAAATTTCATCAGTCATCTACTTCACCTCTTCCATCTGACTTTCTATGGTATCTGCAAGTAATTCCAAGGACTCAATAAATGAGTCCGTCAATGCTGTTCTGTCTGGGTATTTAGTGAATGTTCTGACAAGGCTTATAGCATCTTTGAGCTTCTTCTCATTTTCAATTACGTCTGATGCTTCTACTAATTCATATCCCGGTGCAAGGTTGGCATTTCTTGTTAGTTCTTTATTACTGTAGAACTTTAATATATCCGGGATCTGCTGTTCTTTAAAGGGATATGGATACGTTTCTTTTCCACCGTACCATCTATATCCTTGTCTCTTTGCTACTTTCAGAATATTTTCATATTCTTCATGCGTTCTGACTAATACGCATTTCTTTACTAGATCAATCATCTACTTCACCTCCTGTAATCTCATCAATACAAGCATTCCAACCAACCGCAATAATATCTTTTTGTGATTCTACATTGTCAATTGGAACGATATACTCTTTTTTCTCCGGCAATGGCCTCAGTGGACACCAGTCAGGAATCGTTTCTGCTTCTTTATCAAGTACACATTTTCCCGCGATTGGGCAATAAATACAGGTTTCCAGACTGTTACTGTGATTTCGCCCAATTAAGCAGGAAATGCAGCCATGCTCTGGTGTATCCATCACTAATACTGATTTACTCATCTTCTCTTACCTCTTTTCTACAAGAATGTTCCATATTGTGAAGGGCTAATGATAGTATCTTTTTCTCTGGTATCCAACGAATATCCAAGTCTTCCATTTTTTTATTTTCCTCTTTCGTAAACATGGTTGAAATGTCCTTGCCTTTACTCATCTGATTCCTCCTGTAATAATTCTGGGTTGTCAAACACGTTTCCGGCAGTTTCAATCTTTCTGTGCCAATATCCAAGTTCTTTTCTGTAAAATGTCTCTTCTGGAAAATCAACATAAAATCCAAAATTATAGCTTCCGTAATCAAAACTCGAACAATACATTCCAAATTTTACCGGGGCATATTCTCCGTTATGATTAACAATATCGTTCTCCCAAATTTTCTTCCCGTTCTTGTCGGTCAGACCTGTGAACTGACAGAGGGTTTCTATATCAATTATATTGGTATATACTGTAAACAGATCTGAATCCTTCCGATAAAAAATAATGTCCTTCCCCCCTATGTGATATTGATCTCTTAGGTAATATCCCTCAACCCATTTTCCATCATAAACGCTCTTTGCCTTGAAAAGAATTTCTCTCATATCACACCTCCTTCGGTTTTTCGCACCGCTCAAACTCGATCACCCAGACCCACGGGTTCGCATTCCAGCCGTAGCGATCAAGGTCTGATTTCTTAATGGTGGAATCCCAAATTTTAGCGAATCTTTCTATCGCTGTACGCCACATTTTTTCTTCCCAACCAACGTTTTTTCCATTCTTCCAATTTGCTCCCTCTGCTTTTGCGCCATCTTCTGTGATATTCTGTAACCGCTCCACGCTCACATTCGTAACCTTCAGCCAGATACGAGCAGCTTTTTTCGGCATGTGGATTGATGGTTTCCACGGCTCTTCTGCGTCTTCAGAATTTGCAATGCTAGCCTTATATCCATAGTGTTCTTCCAGATGGCACCCTTCACCTTTTCCAACCCGCTTTGTATATCTGTGCCAAGTCTCACGAACATACAGGATATCTTCCGGCTGATATGGCGATCTTCTTTCCGGCTCCAACGGATAACCACATCTTGCACAGTATACGTTCTCTGCCAGGTTATCATATATGTATTCGTTGTGAACATATTTGCAATTCGGGCACTCTTCCCATTGCGGTTTTACAATTCTTCTGGTACAGCTTTTTCTTCCGTCCAGAATTGCTCGAACCATTTGGGTGTTGAATAAAATCGGTTTAGTTGCCATCTACTCCACCGCCTTTCACAATTTCTATCGCCCTGCTCAGTCCAGCATTGTATCCTTGATGTACATCAGATAAGATACATTCGGATTCGATGAATTTATCTCTTTTCAATTCGCCAACAACCTTGTCCACATCAAAAGCTGTCGGCTGTTCGTCAACAGCTTCACATATAATTTCCGGGCTAAATGTTTCTCTCCCTGTGTTTAAAGAACTATTAATTGCTTCTTTCAGTTTATCTGCATTAATCAACCTCATAATCCTCACACTCCTCCGCATATTCATAACTGTCCATATCATCGCATCTGCACTGGCAGGAATCCTGATTGGTACAGTAGATGCAACACTCTGTTTCGCCGTCCGGACAGTCTAACTTACATTTTCCCATTAATCCAGTCGCCTTCCTTTTCAAAATAAATGTATCTGCTGTTTTTCTTGACCGGCTCTGATGTATCAATGCAATATTTTACCTCAAGCAAAGCCTGCCAATATTTAAACTCTTTTAGTCTTACCTTGAATCTGGTATAAGTTTTGTCATCCTTTTTGAAAATTGACATTTCCATGTTCAGCCCTCCTTGTATGGTTCTGGAAGTGGCCTCCATGCCGTGGCGCCATAGCAGTTTAAATGCCATGAACCGTTTATACAATACCCAGTGCGAACGAATGTCGTTCCTCTGCTGGTCTTGCATGATACAAGAACCGTCGTATCATCTTCGGGCAATCTCTCACTGACCGGAATCCAACCATTTTCTTTCTCGTCCTGTTCAAAATCATTTAGAAGAGTATTCACAATATCCAGCGCACTCCCTGGAAGCCCATGCTTATACTGTGATTTCTTTTCTATCTCAGCTTTGTATTGTTCTAATCTGGTTCGTACTCTGCTCATACAACCACCTCTTCAAAATGCTCATTTAGTATTTCTTGTGATATCTCAATCCATCTGTTAACATTTACTCCGTCAAGATGGATTTCTCCATCAATAATTTTTTCATTTCCTACTTCGTAAACTTCGCCAACCTCAATTTCCATGTATCCGTCAACGTAAAATCCATCACCATCGTATGTATCTAACGTGAACGATTTCACGCATTTATACTTCATACTTCCACCTCCTCATAAGTTTCTCTGAATATATCTGGCTTACACGGATAAAATTCACCGTGAACACCTTTGATGATGTAATCACCAATGTTTGCAAGATGTTCACCCTCTAATGTCTTGATTACCAGACCACCCGGAACCTTCCAATGGTCAATATAGAAATTCTTACCTTCTGCTGACATGTACTGGTCTGTACACTGATAGTCCGCCAGGAAATCGAACATTTCTCGCTTATTTTTACCAGTCCACTGAAGCGCATCAATTATAACTGGTTTCTTTCTGTATCTCATTCTTCTACCTCGCTATCCTCTGGCATCTGGAACGTCATTCCATTTTTGAGCATTTCTCCAAGTTCTCCCGCATGTGCTTTGTTTTCTTCCGTTTTTGGCTTCATACTTAATATCCTACATACTTCTGGAATTACATATTTTGTGTATTCCGAATCTCCATAGGCTTCCTGAATCATGTCCAGTACTTTCATGGCTTTTGCTTTGGTGGAATATTTTCCTAAAATAAAATATCCTCCACTTCTCTGTGCATCCTGCAAACTCCAACATATAACATTCAATGAATCTGGGAGTTTTAGATTTATTACAATGTTTTCAAACTTTACCAGCGCTGTTTTATCCTGACTTCTGATTAACATTTCGTGCCCTCCTTATCTTTCTCGCAGAATCCTCTGTGTTCATGCACTGAATACTCGATTCCACAACTCTGTTTCATGTATGTGAGTTTTTCTCCTGTCAGTTCGCATTTATGTTTTCTTTCGTTCAGATGCTTACAGATCCCGTCACAGTAGCTCATTTTTCGCCCTCCTTATTCGATAAAATTTGTTCCGCACTGGCAATGATAACTAATGTGTCCGTTATACTTACTTACATTTGCCATTACCTTTCTACCGCATGAAAAACACGTTGCCTCTTTTGTCAGCGGCTTTTCGTATTCTTCTACTTCTTTATCTTGAATAAACCTCTGACCGCACCAGTGGCACTGCTTAGTGCTGTACGGCATCTCTCCACAAATAGGACATTCTGGAATTATTCCGTAACCATCATTTATGATTGGGAGTTTTATCGGCTCTCGCTTTGAATAGATATTCCAGAGTTCTTTTCTGCGGTTTTCTCCGTCTTGCTCTATTAAAGCCTTGTACTTCTCTTCCTCTTCTTTGTCCCAGTAAATGACACAGGCTTTGTCTTCTGGTGAAATGTCTTTGGTGTACGGCTGTGTCGTGCAATGATAGCCTGTTTCGCCCTTCCTTTTTCTTGACTGACATCTCATGCAGCCACCGCATTTTTTATCCATCAAGTCTTCTGGATAAATGCTTGTGCTGGAACGTCTTGCTCTTTCTGGCATTCCGTCACTGAATTTAATTTCACTCATTATTTACCCTCCTTTTTTAACATCGGAAACAACCATCCTGTCTTTTCGTTTGATGCAATCCAATCAAAATTTAGCTCTGATAATTGATACTCTTTATTGCATTTCTCACAGATAAATCCACTCGCTTTACTGTATTGCCCTATAATTCCACCGCATTCACATCTACAGTGCTTATAATCCATTCTTCATCCTCACTTTCCCCATGTAAGCAACTGACACGCTATTGTGCAGCCTTGCATGATTTTAATACTCAATAAAATCAGATAATTCCATCTGACCAACTACATTATTGTCTTGCATCCACCATAGATATACTTCTTCGCCACAACTCCACTTCGCATCTTTTCCGCGCCGCTTGCGTTCCTCAATCATTCTGTCAAAAGCACGTATATAGGCTTGCTTGTACTTTGGAAAATCATACATTTCTTTTTCCCTCCGTTTCTTTGACGCAAGCGGACAACCGATACAACCAACCCGATTATATCCACATTTGTACAAATCACAGGTTTCTATATGCTCTGAATTAATAAAATCCCATATATCTGATTTTTCCCAGTCAATGATTGGATTGACAATCATTTCGTTTTTCTGCATGCAAAGTTCAATCATTCTGCGATTGGCGGCATTGTCATTCATTAGCATAATTGATGTGAATTTTTCTCTAGTTTCCTTTGATCCACCAATTTTTTCAAATTCTTCTCTTTCTTTTCTCTGCCTGCTTTCATCCCATCTCACACCAGTAGCAATATATCTATTTGTGCACCACGCTTCTTTAAGGACTTGACAGCAGTAGCGAGCTTGTCTTGTTGGCGGCGTCAGTTTTAATGGAATTAATTTCCACATCGTGATATGTTCGCCTTTATATTTCGGCATTTCTATTTCACATTTAATCCCTTTTTCTTCCAGACTTTTAAATACCTTTCGTATGTGCCGTACAGTTTGCGGTGCATCTGCCGTGGTGTGACTATTGTGTACTTCAAATGGTATGCCGCTCCTGCGAAAGAGTTCTAGCATCACGTCAGAATCTTTTCCACCAGAATATGTGCATACAAGTGGCTTTCCATAATGTTTCAACGAGAGATCAGACGCAAGCCGGATTCTTTCAATTGCTTTTTGTTCTAAATCCATAATATTTACACTCCAAATCTTCTGACCAATTCTTTATTCAAATCTGGAATCCGTACATCTGTTTCAGATTCCAACTCTTCAACCATGCTCATAAAACTTCTTTCTCCACGGTTCGCTTGTCCCACAAACTCATTTGCACAATTGATTACGTCTAAAAGCCTTTTGGTTGAAAATCCATGCAATTTTCTTAATGCCAACATCATAGTTACGGAATTGATCGTATTTGCCCAGTCATCACCAGTATTGAATCCATCGTTATAGGCTTGATCTTGCATGATTTCCAACTCTTTACGTGAGTTCTGCATGGCTCTGGCGAATGCCTGTGACATTTGGTTATCGCATTCCAACACCCTATTTTTCTTTGGTGCTTTCATCTTTAATTTGCTTCCCATGTTTCTTCCTTTCGTATCTGTATTCCGTCAAACGGTACGCTCTCGATATTCCCGGATGTTCTGTGGCAATCAGAGAATCCATCTCCAATTGCCGCATATGTCTCTGGACGGTACACTTTGTGAGGTCTGTTCCATCCATGATTTCTTCGTAAGAAGGCATATATCCGTGTTTCTCAAAATACTTGACAAGAAATCTGTAAATATCATTTCTGGAAGATTGTCCCTCATTATATTTCCTCTGACGGTAATTCATACGCAAAACGGCTCTTCTTCCGCAGTATTGCTTTTTTCTGCACGCATTTTATTTAATCTTTCCGCAGCTTTCTTTTTCGCTTCATCGGAATATTTCCTTGGTGGATTGATTTTAATGTAGGAATATGGCAAGTGAGCGAAAATAGATCCATCATTATTTCTGGCAAGAATTTTCACATCGTCTGGAAATTCCTTTTCTAATTCCTCACATCTGTTCTTCCAGGAACTTCCGTTCTTAGCAGTAACCCCTACATAATCTCTTCCGGGAATCCACTCAATTACACATTCGTTTGTATATTCTGACATTTAATCATGCTCCTTATATAAAATCTCCTATGATCATTTGGCTATCATTTTCAAAAACAAGCATTTCGTTTTTTGCTCTGCTATAAAAGTTCCTGTCAATTTCAAATCCGTATGCACTTCTGCCAAGTTCCATGGCGGCTCTCAATGTGCTGCCACTTCCACAGCAAGGGTCAATCACTACATCCCCAGGGTCAGTAAATATTTCAATCAGTCGTTTTAGAACTGATACTGGTTTCTGCGCTGGATGAATTTTCGGAATGCCCTTTCCGTCTTTTTCCCACTGGAACCAGTTAAAAACCATCTTTCCAGTTCCACGAATAGTCTTTCCGTTTTCGTCCGTTTGCGCTCCATTTCTGAATTTTGGAAGTTTATCTCTGTAGAATATAAGTGCATATTCTGTAGCACCTACCACACGCATATTTGCTTTAAGCACCTGTGGGCTGTAGTTTTTAATAAACACAAGTGGTATATAGTGAACAAAGCCATGTTTCGCAGCTGCATTGATCAGAGTTTGAATTTGTTCAAATGAACAAAACACTATCATACATGGTGCGTCTGAACTTCTTCCTCTTGTTCCTGCCTTTTTCGGTTCTTTCTTCAACATTTTTGAACAAAAATGGAAGTATTCATACAGATTGAAATTGAAATCAGAGTTAAATGCTGCTTTCCCGGCTAATTTGCTTTCACCGTTCTTGTTATCTCCGCCCGTGTACCACATAGGATTACTTCCGTAGAAATTACATCCTACATTGTATGGAACATCAGCAATTACGAGTTGCGCTCTTGGAATTGCGTATTTTTTATAGTTCTGCATAGAATCACGATATATTTCACACTTTAATTTCATTTTCAAAAGAAGCCCGGTGCACCCTTACGTCAGCTGAAGGCAAGCTCCTTTCATTTTTTTATTTTTTATCTTTGGAATTTAGCCAGTAGAACTACTGGTGTGTTAGAATCAGTGATAGTTTTCTTCATTGAGTAATTCGTTGAATTTTTCCAACGCCTTAATAGATACTTTGTTATTTGCTTTTTCTGGTCTGATTGATACATTTAAGTGAGTATCAATGATGTGTTTTAACTCTCTTGCAAGTGTTTTCTTGCCTTGTTGAAGTCCATCTCTATAACCTTTTGCTGGGCGAAATTCATTGATTTTTTCTTTTCCTTCTCCTTGGCTTCCAGATGTTTTATTGTATCGGCATTGGTACCCTTTTTTTGTGTATTCCAATATCCAATACTGTTCCATATTATCAAGCTGTTCTACTGGATAATGGATAAAATTTATTTTCCACCCATACGGATTTTCTTTACTGTAAAATCCTCTCTTCTTTATTGATAAATCAATGTGCTGGTACCCAGTAAGATGAGAACACATCCGCTGAATTATATGTACTGCCTGTCCTATATAAAAGTATGGGATTTCGTTTTCATCAGTTCTGGTTAAAAAATAAATTCCACTGCCATCATCAAGCTTTGGATTGATTTTCAGAAGCCTTTTTCGGTTCGCTACTTCAATAGCTTTTGCCTGTCTAAGCTTTTTATAATTCAACCGGCATCACTCCCTTTTCAATCTGGTCAATGAGTTTCTTGCATTCATCTTTAACATAGGTTTCATTTAATCACTCCCATTCATCTTCATCCTCATCTTCACCATCATCACAGTAACCATTTTTCTAAGCGCATCATAAACAGCAACTTCTACCATAGTTTTCTCCTAACTAAACGGAAATTCATCTTCCATACCGCCTAAATCTGGCACATCCATGAAACTAGGTTCTGGTGGCGGTACTGGTCGTGTATCTGTTTCCTGTGTTTGTGGTGACTGGCTCTTTCTTTCTGCAAATTCATGTTCTGCAATAAGACAATCATTTGAGTAAACTTTTTCGCCATTTTTGTTCGTATAGTTTCCAGTCTGCCATTCTCCACGCACATTTACTTTCGTGCCTTTTTTAAGATATTTCTCTGCAAATTCTGCATTTTTTCCAAGGCATACGCAAGCGATAAAGTCAGATTTTCTTTCTGTATTCTTTTTCACTCTTCTCTCGACAGCCAAAATATATCTTGCAATTTTGGTGTCATTCGTTCCCATTCTAATATCTGGGTCAGCGGTTAATCTTCCAGAAAGAATAACAATATTCACAATTTATCACCTCTCAATCTGAATGTCGCACCTGATAAGTGCGTGTTTGATTTTCTTTGTATTCCCTGTTACGATTTCTTCTTTCCCGATAACAAAGGAAATATCATCTTCTGTTACGTCAAATCCTTTTGTTTTGATATGCTCCATGATGATTTCTTTAATTTCATCTTCGCCGATTCCGATTGTTATTTCCAATGTTGTTACCTCCCTGGTTTGTAGACTGGCGGCATTGGCTGCCATGCAATGAATGGGTAATACGCAAAGCCATATGCTTCTACACTTCCCCATTTACCGTCCCCTAAATATGTAAGACTTGTTGGAAGAACAGCTCCCTTAATTGTAACTGCATATTCTTTCCAATCTACAGGGTTTTCTTCCTTGTTTGGTTCTGGCGGCAAAATTAAATCTGTTGGAAACCACATATCCGCAGAGCTGTAGGAACAAATCAGTTCTTCAACTTTCTTGATTGCATCATTCCATCCTTTATCATACTTGCATTCCTGTTCAGAAGGTTCTGACTTTTTCAGTTTGTCAAGTGTTTTTAAGAAGATTTTCATGTGTTATTTTTCCTCCATAGCTATCACATCACATCCAATAAATACCAATTCCTCATGTTCACTCATTCCATAGCCGACAGATTTTCTTCCTACTTTAAAAAATACATTATTTGTATTAACCGTAACTCCTTCAGTTTTTTCCATATAATCAGAAACAATAGCTTTCAAAATATCTTCATTTAAGAAAGTCTTTTTTTCGACTATTGGATGTTCTTTTGGCATATATTCAAGCCATGTCTCTACACCTTTGTATTCTTTTCCTAGTGTGTCAGTCCATTCGCCATTTCCAGTATATGCAAGCATGATGATTCTTTCAGAGTTTTTCAGCTTTACATAATACAAACATGCAGTATCACCAATTGGGGGTTCTGGAAGTGAGTCATTTACTAAACGCCATGCACTAGGTGAAGGAATTGTTTTTCCTGTTTTACGGTCTACATGCTCCTGTCCTTTAATTACATAGTTTCTAAATTTTTTTGGCATTAATTTTCTCCTTTCAAAACGGACATAAGTCCAAGTTAATTTCCAGTCCAGGTGCTGCAATCTGGACGATTGTATCAGCACCAGACGTTTCTTGTATCTCACTCAAAATCTGTTCCGGGTCAGCTGCTTCATTACTCAAATGCACCAATGTTACCGTCCGTAATGCTGCCGTATGATTCGTATTTACTAAGCCTTTGCAAGTATCTAAGGAACAATGCCCTTTAAGCCTGTGCGTGTAATTTTCAGCTGTTTTATCAACCAATTCACCACAATAGTTGCACTCAATAACTAAATGGTTCAGTCGCATTGCTTTGAAGTTGTACTTGCAATATTCAAAGTCTGTCATATACAACAGCTTTCCAATTTCTTCATGTTCCACAATATACCCATAATTGAAACAAGGAATAAGTTGCCCTGTGTCCTTATCTCTTGTGGTATGCGGCAAATAAAATGGTATTACCGTAAATGAACCAACCCGAAACGGTCTTTTTTCTGGAACGCCTTTCATTAGCTCACCAGTGATGATTTGCAGATGCTCCACTGTTTCATCATTGGTGTAAATCTGAATGCCTAAATTCATCAGATTTTTAAATGATTCACGGTGATCACCGTGTTCATGGGTAAGAAGCACGCCCGAAACATCACTTATTCTGTAATCAATAGCTTTTAAAATATCTTTGTATCTGCATCCGCAGTCCAGAAGAAGCATTTCTCCGCTGTTGGATTTCAAAACATAGCAGTTTCCGTGGGTACTCCCTGTGTTTACTACTCGCATGAACATTTTTCATCACCTCTTTTCATTCTTTTCTTAACATCCAAATCCATGCTGTGGCATAATTTAATACAATTCCCATGCAGCATATTGTTTTTACACGCATTATATTTTTCTTGAAATTTTTCTTCTGTCATTTCGCCATTATTCACAGCTCTAATCCAATTTCGAATCTTCCTGTGTGTTTTTCTTTTTTTATCTCCTCGAAGTTTTCTAATATATTTCCCATCGGAGGTTACATAATGGTGAAAGCCAAGATAGCACAATCCCATTCTAAATGGCACAATCTGTGATTTAGTATTCAATTTTATTTTAAGGCTTTCGGTCATAATCCGGATAGCTTCAAGTATTTCTCTGGCTTCTTCTTTACTTTTACAAATCACATAGAAATCATCATTATACCTTCCGTAATGCTGTATTCCGTATTCAATTGTTATCATTTGATCCAACGAATGCAGTAACAGTAAAGCGTATTTCTGATTAACTTGATTTCCAAGTGGAAGTCCTGGATTTTCGGCGCTGTCAATAAATAGATGATTTAACCATACTGTAAATTCATCATCAAAATAGTAATCCACCACGTCTTTCATGATTTCATGATCTATGCTGTAAAAATATTTACGAATATCGCATTTTACAATCCAGCCATTTAAACCATTTTTACTGTAAAATTCCAACATATGATCTCGCAGACCATCCATTGCCATATAATGACCTTTTCCGATTTGTCCTGCTGTGTTCCATTTTATAAAAATATTATTTAATTTCGGCGTAAGAATGTAGTCTGAAAAGCATCTCTGTACCGTCTTGTCTTTGAAAGAACACGATTCTATGATGCGTTCTTTCGGCTCATATATTTTGAATTTATTATACGGTGCTATGGAATACGTTTGATTTTCCAATTGTTCCTTCAATGTTTGGATTCCTTCCAACGCCATAATAGAAAACCTGGCAGTGCCGGAATTGAATTTCTTATCTGCCTTAACTCGTTTGTAAGATGAATACAAGTTTTCAAAATTTGCCACAATTTCTTTATCCATTTATTTTGTTCCTTTATATTTATCCATTGCGGAAAGGTTATGCATTTGCTTGTATCTATTCGGATTTCAGCTTTCTGCTTACTCTGTCTGCCTGTGATACAGGTTGGGCGAACACCGTTGTCATTGTTGCAGTTATTGTTGTTGACGTTACCCGAGGAGGAAACAACGGCTCTACAACGCATAACCTATAAAAATCATCTGTTTCTGTCTTTTGTTCTCCAAGCAATCGCCATATGCTTAATATCTGTAACCATTTTCGACCATGTCTCCATACTTCCCGAATTAATGATATTAAGCTCGTATGAAAGCTCTATATAAAAGAGAAGTTCATCACAATATGTAATTGCTTTTGTCTGTAATTCTAGCCTTTCTCTCTTATAATCTTTCAAATCTGTTCGATTGGCTTCAAAGAGCTTAGCGTGTATTTCGAGCGATTTGTTCTGCATTTTATCAACTAAAGAAAATCTGAATTTCTTAGGATATCTCCTCGCGTTACTGGTTACTATAAGCGTGTGCTTTGCTAACTGCTTGGCTTTTATTATCACCTGTAAATCTTCATTTGCCATTATTAATCCTCGTCTGATTCAAAGATTGAAGAGGAAAAGATACAAACTGGGCGAACACCGTAGTCATTGCCGCAGTTACTGAAGAGGACGCCACCCGAGGAGGAAACAACGGCTCCGCTCTTAAAATAATCATTGTAAGGTGTACTCCATGGTGTAATAAGCCACCACCATTTATCCATATTTGGCAAATATTTCCTGTATTTTCTGTATTCATCCACGGTTAAAAGTGAAATCTTATCTCTACAAGTTCCATATTCAGTCTGCCCGTCCAATGCCAACAGGTTACGGTCAAATTCAACAACTGCATTTCCATCGAAAGGCGTATTAATTTTTTCTAAAAATGATGTGTTTAATTCTTCTCTTAAAGAACTTTCTTTCCAATTGCTGGAATCTGAATCAAACATTCTTGTTTTACCATAAAAACTATTTAAAATTGCAAAATATCCATCCGGAAGCTTGTCCAGTATTATCCATTCCATACCGGAAATTTCAACCACTTTCCCGGGTTTCGGAGTGCCCATGTGTTTCTTTTTGTAATCCTCGAATTCCTCTGTAATTCTTTTTATTTCTGTCTCAAAATATTTCAAATCTTTTTTCATTTTTATTCCTCCACTTTAGATACAAAGAGATTAGATTTTAAGATACAAACTGGGCGAACACCGTAGCCACCGTCGCAGCCATCGCCGACGTTACCCGAGGAGGAAACAACGGCAACGCTACTCCATCCGCGTTCTTTTGTTGACCAAGATGTACATGTCCAATACCAGTCATTAAGTTTTTTGTTCGGAGTTAATTCCGTATATTTTCTTGCTTCATCAAATGTAAGAGGTCTGATTTTACATTTCACCGAAACGCCTGTATTCTGACCGTCGACCGTAATAAGATCTGCTTCATGTGTTTCAATATTCTCCGCACCAAATTCCTCTTCAAAATTCGCTAAAATTTCCGTGTCACAAAGTTCTTTTAATTCAGACTCTAAATAATCTGCATTATCCCCGAATTTTACATTTTCTTTTACAAGGTCAAAAGAAACTATCTTGGTGGTATTTTCATACTGTTCCAACACTTTGTATTTTCTTTTACCTGTAGTTTGGAATACATCACCAGGGTTCAACTCTGATAATTTGATTTTCCCACTTTTCTCCTGCTTCTCTAAAAGTTCAACCCGTTCTTTTGCTTTCTTTAAAATTTCATTCATAACTATTATCCCTCCTAGTTTTCCTCATTCACTACAATACCGCCATGGATAATAACTCTCTTTCCGTCCGAATCATCAAAGTAAACTTCATTTTCGGATTCGGAAACATCGAACTTCCCAGACCAGGACTTGATTTTACCGCCGTTGTAATCGTAAACAGTTACGGTACGGTTCAAACCACCGTCAATATCACTGGACAGTGATTTTAATGATCTGCTACAGGAAGAACAACCACTAAACATTGTAATTGCTGTAATCCCTGTGATTAATACTGCTGTCTTAATACATTTATGCTTCATTTTGGCTCTCCTTTTACATTGTAAGTCGGATTATAATGAGTACCACATATGTAATAACATTTAAAAGAATAATTAAATTGGTTCGATTGTATTCATTTTTTCGAATAAAAGTTACTATCCATCCCAAAAGTGCTATTGAAAGCAAAATAATAAGCACAATTGTGGAAGTTTCCATCCTACATTTCCTCCTGGCTCATAAATGACGGAATTTCTATTTTAACTGGCTCTGCTGCCGGAACTGGTTCTTTCTCTGCTGTTTTTACGGTTTCGGCTACGGTTGGCTGCTTTGGCTTTTCTTCGATTGCTTCTGGCTGTGGAATGAATTCTTCTACATTGGCATTCTGTTCGATTTCTTCCTGTACTTCTCTGTATGTGGCATCCATCATGTTGTATTCGTAAGCCTGCACTGGATTGTCCCATCTCTTAGGAATAGACTTCATAATGTTGTTTCGCATCTTACGAATAATCATTGATTCTCTGGATTGTGTTTCATAATAAGACGGTGAAATATACGGTCTTAATTCCTCACAGTCAATGATTGCTTCCAGTTCTCCAATGTCAGCGACCTTTTTCATGATCTCTTTTTTCTTTGCTTCAATTTGAGCTTTCTGCGCATCTGTAGCTTTATATCTGTCCGCACAAATTCCAAACGTTTCATTCTGGAGATTATTCTTGATGTGCGCTGCAAGATTCTTCAGTACATCTGCTCTTTCGCAAGAAAGGTATTCAATATGTCCGTCCTTATACTGAATCGGATATACGATACGGACTACCTTACCTACACCAGATTCTTCCCATTCTGGCGGTGTGATTTCCACACCTTTATGTCTTGGCGGGATATACTTGTCACCCTCTCTGACTTTCCAATATGGAAATACTTTAGCTACATCGACACCATATCTGCTTACAAGAGCGTCATTTCCATCGCCCTCAATCGCAAACTCGATTTTCTTCTCCCACTGTGCCGGCTTCCCTTTTCCTGCTACGTTTACGTTTCTGATCTGGAAATAGCACTCTCTTGGCTGCGCATTTGCATTCAGTTTTAATGCTGCTACTTTACTCAGAATGAATTTAAGGTTAGAGCCATTGATTGCTTCAAAACTTGTGCCGCTCTCATGTACCATCTGAAAAATAGATCCCATTGCTGCCACTACGCAATCCTTTGAATAGGAATCAAATTCCATTCCTCTTGAAGTTAAATCTCTTTCCATTAAATCAACATACCGATTTGTGTAATAAGAAAGCTGTGTGTTAAAATTTGCTACCTGTGTTGTTTCTACCATATTAATTCTCCTTTTCTTTATTTATATGCTCAGTGGCATATGAAACAGGATGAAGTGTTGTGTCCTGTCCTGTTATTTCCTTTACTAAAATTTTATGTCCTGTTGTGATTTCCGGGCATTCACCCGGATTCATATACCACCGATAGTTACCAAATTAAATGATAGTTACATTGTCCGGGTTGATGTGATATCTGCCGTATCCGTTTGCTCTCTGAGATCCAATTCCAATGTATTTTCCAGTTGTTTCAATGAGTTGAATAATTGTCTCAACTGGGAAAACTGCGTCTGGACAAGATATAGTAATTTCTGTCGACCAGTTTTCAAATACATTTGCATTGCAAACAACTGAAGAGCCTCCTACCCCTTTAGTTGGGACAATTGAACTTTCAATATATACTGAAGCAAATTTAATAGGGTGTATAAATTCATCAACTGATAATGCTCTTGTGATATCTGTTCCATTCTTTCCAGTGCTTTCCTTTAAGAATGTTACAAAACTTTCTTTGAATGATTTCTTAAATGCCTGTGCCAAAATACACGGACGGTTGGTTTCCATATAATGTTTCCATTCTTCCTCTGTGTATAACATAATATTTTCGTCATGATATTCAATTGGTTTTTCCCAATGAATACCTGTAATCAATCCCTCCCATAAATTTTTCCCCTGGCTATAGATTTCTGGCATTTTAGATCCTTTGTCATGGTTCTGTTTCCAACACTCTGACATCTCGTAATATCTGCTTTTTGCATGAAGAATGAGAGGTGTATCTCCAATCAGCTCCATTTTTAAAGTTGTTGTTGATAAAGTTTCAATTGTAAATGAATCTTTCTTTGCTTTTGCCATGTTGCTTTCCTCCTAAAACAAATGATTTAATTTATAGTTTTTGTTTGCGCAAACACTCAAACAGATTAGTAACGCTATGCTGTAATGTAATGTTTTATACTGTCATGTTGTGTTCTGTTCTGCGAAACTAATCCGCTTGAATCTTTGTGCAAACTCCAAATGTACTTAGCAAGCAGTAGAAAGCTTGTCTTGTGTTGTGCTATTGTTTACTGTATTATTTTGTTCTCACATATAAGATTTTATGGTTTCCTATTATGACAGTTTCTACTGCCAACTAAATACATTTGGTTGAGTTGAACACTCGGTAGGTAACGTGAAATATGCTATAATATCATGTAGTATCCTATTCTATATTGCCCTATGGTATCGTTTTTTGTCCTGGTAACATTTTCATGTCACCTACCCAATATTCAATTTCGGAGGGCTGCTTTGCAGACGATATAAAAGTCATATTGTCTTGTGCTGTAGTGTTTTGTCTTGCGTTGTGTTATGCTGTAGTGTTCTGTTATGACGGTTATACCGCCTATAAAACAGTCCTCCGTTGAAGTGTTGTGTTGTATTGTTTTGTAGTATGCTATTATTTCCTGTTCTATGTTTTTTTGTCCTATAGTAAGTGTTCACAACACTTGTCACTCTGCATAAGCAAACGGTATACTGGGTTATAATGTTTTGTTCTTTATTGTACTATTATGCGGTTTTCTGTCCTTCTACTTATGCAGACTGATAAATGCTGTGGTTTCCTACACTCATAAACCTGTAAAATAGGTAATTATAGTGCTTTATTGTTTTATAGTTTCGTGTTTCATATTGTGCTATTCTGTAATTTCTTCCTGTTTTACAGGCATATAAACGTAGAAATTTCGCCGCTACTGCACTCATAAGCCAGCAAGAATAAGGTGTTTTGCTGTGCTATTTGATATTATGTATTGTCCTATTTAGCAATATAATGTGCCATAATATAGTTTGATTTCTTCCTACTCTTGTAGGCATATCAGTACAATAGCGGCATTCATGTTTAACTAATCAATTCCCAAACCTCTTCATATTCAGAAATATTCTGGTATTTCTGTTTCACTGACAGAAGTTCATTCCGACAACGCTCTAAAAGTGCTTCGTATTCATCTGGCTGCTTCAAAATAAGCTGTGTTGGCTTATATCCGCTTTTGCCATCTGTCTTGTAAAAGACTCGAATTGCTGTCGGCTTTGACTTGTTATCAATATCCTGTTCCACGATTTTTAACTGACAAACTATCTGTCTGGCTTCGTGTATTCTGTATTTTTCAGCTGCTATGGAATCATCCCATGTAAAGCACTTATGTAATTCTGTACTTTCGTCCCTTGCTTTCTCAAGAATCTGTTGTGGTGTAGCTGATTCCATCTGATCGCAAATTTCCATGATTTCAGACGCACATTTTGTAGCATCTGCCTTGAAAAAATGTTTTCCCCATGTTGCTGTTAGCATTTTCCCCTCCTGTTTGTCAGATTACTTTCAAATCCCCATCTGTCACTCTTAGCACAATCATCTGCCTGTCTAACATAGGTATCCTGCTTTTGTCAATGCTCTCAGAATCATCAATCCAAAGCGGAAGATTCAGCCCATTCATTTCCTGTAATCCATTTAGTAAATCAACCTCGCAAAGAATTTTGTCGGAATGATTCAATCCGCTGTTGTAGTCGATTCCATTACAGATCATCTTGCAAGTCTCCACTGGGTTCCCCTCAATCGTGTAATCAAGGAAGCTGAACTGAAAATGATGGAAAAATGGATTGATTTTCTCTGCCAGTGCCTTATTCTTCTGGATTGAGAAGTTAAGAACGGTATCAATGTTCTTTTCAATATCAGCTTGTACCTGTCCAAGGCTTTTCAGTTCCTCATTCAGTTCGGCTACTCGCTTTTCTTTCTCTGTGACTGCTGCCTGTGCAATCTTAATGTCTGCATCCACATTGGAAATCTGTTTCATAACATTGCTGATCTGCATTCTTAATTCCTGTTTCTTTCCAGGAACATCATCAAATGATTTCAGTTTCTCTTCAAGTTCTGCAATTCTCGCTGTAACCGCAAGATATTCTTCATTATTTGTCATATCTACAGATTCTGGAAGCTCCGTAAATTTGGACTGTTCTTCCTCAATCTGCTTAGTGAGTTCAGCAACTTCATCCTGTGTCGCACTGATTTCTGACTGTATTTTATTGATTTCCTCATTGATTTCCTTTAATTTTGCAGCAGATGTATTTCCAAGGTCGCAGACATATTTAAGCTTGTTCTGTTTCTCTGATTCAAAGAACTCTTTTCCTTTCAACTGTGCTTCAATTCTGGCTTTCTTTTTTTCTTCAAAGGAAGCTCTCAATTCGGAAATCTGTTCTTCTGGAAGTTCTTGTCCACAGGTAGGGCAAATGGTATCAGAATCATTAAATGTTTCAGCTTCAATAGCTTTCAGTTCAGAATCATCCCACTCCATTTCCTTGATTCTCGGATAGTCCTGTCTGGCTCTATCCAAGTCAGCTTTCGCCTGTTGTCCAGCTCTTGTGTGGCTGTCCAGTTCCATTCCCAACATTTGAACAGCTGATTCTTTTTCGATTTTCTTTTTTGCAAGGCCATAATATACATTCATAATAGCTGCTTTCTTGTCTTGCAGTTCTTTATCTGCCTTGCTAACAAGTCCATCCTTGGAAGATTTCAAACCACGGATTTCATACGAAAGACTGTCATAGCCTTTTGCTGAATCTTCAAGAATCCGTTCCTGTTCTTCCAGTTTGGAAAGTTCCGCATTAAGCTCCTGTTTTTGGGATTCTAGGGAAGAAGTATCTTCTGCTTCAACAGTCCGATTGGTTTCATACTTGATTTCTGTGTCTTTTTCACTAACCTTTTTCTTCTGCGCATTCAGATCTTTTCGCAGTTTTTTTAATGTATCTTCTACGGAATGCCCTTTTGTGATTTCTTCCACATGAGCGTACTGCGGATTCTCTTCCATAAACTGGGCAATATCGAAACCAGACATCTTTTCCAGTACCTTCCTGGATTCCGCGGTTGACTTCTGCAATGTGTCCAGAAATGGTTTTGGGTTACTGCACATCAGAAGCGTTGAAGGTTCTGCTATTGACTTGATGAAATCGGTATAATCCTTTGATTTAGCCGGGAATCCGTCAATTTCATAAGAAGTTTCATTTCCATCGAATATCTCTTCGGACTGTCCTCTTGGTTTTCTCCACTTCTGTTTTGTGATTTTGCGGATCACTTTTTCTTTCCCATCAATCGAAAGTGTAAGCTCTCTTACAACATCAACCTTTGGCACTTCCACGCCATTTTCTTTTCTGCGAATAGAAGTAGGTTCTGTGCCATTTGCCATCTTTCCTGTCAAAACGTCCAAATATGCGTCCTGCAATGTGGATTTTCCTTCTCTGTTTCTGCCGGAAATCTCTGTTCTTGGAAACAAATCTACAGACTTACTCGGAAACTTCTTGTAATTCTCCAGCGAAATTTTTTTCACTTCCACTTTCATGCTCGATTATCCTCCCTATTGATACCTCATATGCAGTTCTAAGCTCTACTTCATCACCAGATAATTTTTTATGATAAATCCGGCTCTGGATTCTTCCGATTATGCTTATGTAATCACCGACCTTGAAATTAGCAGCTTCTCTGGCTTCTTTCCACCATGCTAAGCACGGAATATAATCTGTTCTTCGCAAGTCATATTCATTGCAAGCGATCATCAAATCACATACTTCTTTTCCTCTTGGTGTTCTTCTGTATACAGGTGGCTTGCAAAGATACCCTTCCAGAATGAGTTTATTTTCATCGTTTGCTCGTTCATTTCCATAAGAGATTATTCTTTCTTTGATTTCAAGAATTAAATGACTTTTTCCATTTTCATGTTTGTTAGAAGAAATATATCTTCCTTCGATATAAACGCGTCCTCCTATCGGAAAAGCATCTGCCAGCCCTTCTCGAACTATAACCGGAAGCAAATCAACCGCCCCACTAGTTCGTTTTACTCCAATGTAAATTTTTTTGAACTTTTTACCATCCTTAAAAAATACATCTGGCTGAATATCCATTATTACGCCATACATCTGAACTTTATTCTTATTATTCTTCATCCTCCAATTTCTCCATTTCTTTTACGGAAATCTCATATACACTTTCCGTTTCTTCCCCATTAACATAAACATCACGGCTCATTAACCTGCCAGTTACTTTAATGTAATCATTCCTTTTAACGTCTACCGCCAGATCAGCACCTTTTCCCCATAAAGTACAGCGAATAAAATCTGCTCTTTCTGAATGATCTCTTGGAATTGCTACGAAAAGATTTGAAACTTTCCTGTGCGTTACTGGTGTAAGTTTTGCATATGGTTCTTTCGTACAACTTCTGGCAATAAACTCTACTTCGTTTATATCGCCCTCCGGAACCTGTTCATCCAGAATTTCCACTTCATCAGCTGCGATATAATTAACATTGTGGTGCTTATTTGGATTTTTAGAAGTGTCCATGCTTCTGATTGCTCCTGTTACCACAACTTCTTTTCCGTTATAATCATTGTCACGTACAATGGAATCTTCTATAACGATTGTAAACATATCTACTGCACCGCTTTTACGAATAACTGTCAGCATGAATTTGTAATAGTATCTTCCGTAATGTTCGTGGCTGAATACTATTTCACCGGCTCTACCGGATAATTTTACTTTATTTAATCTTTGCATTTACTTTTCCTCCCATAATAATCTTTGTTTTTCTCTTGTTAACTCGCTTTTTCTCACATTTTCATTTTTTCATAGAGATTACTTCTAAGTCTATGTCATTCCCCTTGGCCATAAATCATGGATATACGGATGTTTAGGGTACACAAAACAAGACGTCGTCTTATTCTGCTATGATCGGCCTCTCTTCCCCAACTCCTTACGGCAGCCTAACCTCCCATATCATACGGGATCTCCTATAACTTCAGGGTCCTTAATTCCTTCGTTCTGCTTATCCATAAAGGGGTGTCATGATGCTCCATTGCTGAGTCTCTGCTCTGATGGTAAAAAATCTGACTTGGCTCTTTATGTTTATGAAATTCTTCTGTTTCTTTCAGCACCTTGCGGCGGACGTCTCCTGAATCTCACAGTTGATCTTCTTATGCTGCCTGTGGCTGCCTGTGAATGTCAGAAAGCATCTTCTGCGCATCATAGGTCACTCCATTTGCAAGGATGGCATAAAAGACTCGTATCAGCTTACAGCTGATTGCAATCACGGATTGTTTCTTCTTGAGCGGATTGTTCGCTCTTGTCGTGTAATACTCATGCAATGACTTAAACTCTGGATTCGTAGCTATCAGCGGAATCGCTGCATTGAACAGTACTGCCCGCAGCTTACTCCGCCCTCTTTTACTTATGGTCGTCTGTCCTTTGTGCTTTCCAGAGCTGTTCTCCCGTAATGAGAGTCCTGCCAGCTTTTGTATCTGTCTGGGTGATTCGAAACGCCTCACATCACCCACTTCTGCCAGAAATCCGGCTACCGTGATCACTCCTATACCTTTGATGGCAAGCATCTGCTCGCTTTCGGGTATCTTCCTGCACAACTTTTCTATCTCCTCTATAACGGCGTCAAGCTGTGCCTTTTTGTATTCGTAATCCTCGAGCAATAGCTTCATTTCATACTGGGCAGCCGAAGAGCCTTTCTTTAAGCCAATGCTGCGTTTTGCTGTCTCACACAGGGTCGTTGCCCTTTTCATTCCTACAGCCCTAAGCTTTGCATCTCGCCAGATTTGATTGATTTTCTCGGCTCCCAGTTCCACGATTGCTTCCGGAGTACAAACTTTCTTTAGAAGCAGCATACTGCTCTGTGCTTCATAGTCCCCAAACACATCTGTGTACTCGGGGAAATATATGGCGAACCATCTGGCAAATCTGTTTTTGATCTGGGTCATCTCCCTGATGAGTCTCTTACGATTGGTCACCATAATTCTTAAATCAGCATACACACCATCCGGTGTATACGGTGCAGAATACCGGCCCTCGGTAACCAGCTTTGCGATCACCTTCGGATCCTTCCTGTCATTCTTGCTTTGGCTGTTGTCATCCAGTTCCTTGGTCTGCTTTACCGCATAAGGGTTAACCATAACCAGGAGGATGCCCTCATCCTCAAGATAAGCGCCAAGATCAAACCAGTAATGACCTGTCGGCTCGATACCTACGATAACATCTGACTTTCTGTACTTGTCCTGTAAACGCTGCATCCATGCTTTAAAGGCTTCAAAACCTTCTCTGCTGTTGCTGAATGTAAAGACTTTCCCAAGTTCAATGCCTCTCCAGTCAAATGCTCTGGCATACTGTGTCGTACTTCCGATATCAATTCCAACTACCAAAGTTGATTCTTTTACTTGATTGATTTTTTCATTCTGCTTATAATTCATTTGTGGGTGTCTCCTTTGAACGATGATTTGTCAACCGGCCAGTTAACAATCATTATTCTATAGGTGGCACTCATTTTTTGCAAACCGGTTATTTGTTACTTAACAGGAATGCTCCATTTCTAATATAATAGGAAGAAACACCATTAAGAATAAGACTGTTGATACAAAGAACACCCCGATGGCATCAAATGATGTAAACATCCATGTGATTGAGAAGATTACTGTAAACACCCCTATCCCTACAAATATTTCTCCTATTGTCTTTACCACCTCTTTCATTTTTTCCTCACTTTCTTCTGGATGTGGTTACTGCAAGTGCAGCTGCCAGAATAGCGATAATTACATTTCTTGCCATCAGCTTTTCTTCCAGATCAGCAATGATTTCGCTGGAAAGTGGCTGATTTTCGCCATTTTTTTGCATAAAAATCCTCCTGTTATATTTTTGTTTGTCAAATACAGGAGGTTGTGATATAATAATCCTGTATTTAACTAACTCATTCTTAGTTAGATACCGTCCTGGTTGGTGTGTCAGCACCTTCCAGGACAACTTAATCTGTTTTTGTTTGTTCTTCTACATCAAGCCCGAGCATTCTAAATGCCATTTTCTTTGTGAAATCATAATCGTTCACGCTATTCGCCCAAGCTTCAAACGCCTTTAATCTTCCAACCAGAAGTGCATATTCCTCATTAGCGTTCTCTGGAATATAATCTGTGCTCTTAGTTTCTCCCATTATTAGTCCTCCTTATCTTTTGCTCCAAATGTTTTAAGCATTTCTTCCAGAAGCGAAATAAACGGAATAATTGCATCTACCTGTTTGAACTTTTCCTTGATTTCTTTGTCAAGTTCTTCCTCGTTCATAAGACCATGCTCGAACGAATGTCTAAGCTGCTCTTTTACTTCTTTCTCTTTCCCCCCATCTTTTACAAACATCTCTTTAATTTCATGGGTAATAACTGCATACTCTGAAAGGATATCAATACCTTTACCAGAAATTTCAACTAAACCTTTATCAAATTTAATCATGTTGTTTTTCCTCCATGTTTTCTTTTATTTTCCCCTTCTGAATGGTATAATGTTCACAGAAAGGAGGTATGTTAAAATGTTTCTCAAATTAAAAGTTTCCTGTACTTGTCATTGCGATTACTATATAAGTGAAAGAATAAGTACAGACAAGGTTGTGTGCCCAAATTGCGGAAAGGAACATCCTTATTCTCATAAAATAATTTCAATGCTTCATGCCGCAAATGAGATTGATGATGGTAATGTTCCCGGAGCAGAAACCATAAAAACTTCCGTTATTTCTGAATGGGAAGATGTGACTGAGCGTCAATAACAATCTTCATGTACTCTAAAAAGCCTTTCGCTTCAGTAGCGGACAGACCGCATTCGGCAATTTCATTTTTCACTTTTTCTACAAGGTCGCTTGCCTTCTGTCCGTTTTTGTGGCGATATAACTGATATATTTTGGAATCATAATCGGATAACCTTTCAGAAACGTAATCATCTGCTAACATCTTACGTCCACCTCCTTAACTTGCTATTTCATTCCCAAGAAACTTATTGATAAAATACAGTTGTCCTTTTCCGGTAACTTTTGTGGTTCTCGTTACTCTGACACTTCCGTCTGGATTCTGAACACTGGATTCCTTAACTTCAAATAGCCCTTGTTCAATGTATCTCTGCATTGGCATATTGTAACTTGCACCAGACTTCATCAGATAACCATTGTCTCGCATCCACTGGAACAATCTCTTCTGTCCTGTCTGTACACCATTCTGGCAAATCAACTTTGCGAGGTCTCCAATAAGGATTGAAGTGTGGCTGGTTGACACTGCATCGGCAAAAATTGTCTTTGGTCTGTCGGCTTCAATTTTCTCCACAAGAGACTTATTTGTGTCTTTCAGCTTCGCTATGGTCTGGTCTGCCATTTTTAAAGCTCTGGCAAATATCTGCTCTGGCGTGTTCCAGGCTTTCTCGAGGTCTAAAAAGTATTGTCGGTATTGTCTGCCTTTTTCTGAACGCTGAATCATACAAATCTGTTTTGCCATATCTATAGAAATTCGATAGTCAGTAATTTCTCTTTCTGCCCCATTATTTACAAGTGTGGAACTTTTCACGCTTGTAAAATCATTTCCTTCTGAGAAACCATATGCAGACATTCTTTCAAACCATCTTGAAAATCTATCTGTAATTTCAAGTCCTGTGTGCAACTCTCTTGCTGATACAGTAGGCTGTTCGCCTTCATAATTAATTGGTATTAATTCGTTCATTAGTCTCCTTTCTGTGATATAATCTCCTTTAGGAAGGAGGTGTTAATTTGAAAAGCTTTGATGATTTTTTAAAAACTGTTGACATGGAAAAACTAATCACCCCAACAGTTAGCACGATTGAAAATACAGATAATTTTGTAACTGCCATTACTGGATTATCTACCTCGATTGCCGTTAATCTTCTACGTCAGTATCACGAATGGATTTCTGAACAGCAGAAGTAATTCCATCAGAAACGCATTTTGAAATGCTTTTCCCATCAATATTAGTTTCAAAAATACGTTTCTTTTTAGAGGGCTCCAGGATATTATGAATAGCTTGGAGCTCTTTCAAAATAGCGCAAAGAACGTTATATGTACCACTCATCTTCCAACCTCCTTATGAGCTTTCCTTCTTGTCAATGCTGTTTTCTGTAGTGTCAATGACACCATTCATATATCCAAGAAGATAGTTTTTCTTATCATCTGGTAACTTATCAATTCGTTCAGTTACGTTTCTGATAAGCTCTTTCTTTTCCTCTGACATTCAATCACCTCCTATTTGTTCATCTGATGTACACAATATACCACACTTAATGCACATTGTCAATAACTTTTTGTTGACTAAATGTACAAAATATGATATATTATTTTTAGGAGGTGAGAAAATGACATTAGCGGAAAGAATTCGGTTTGTTCGTGAAAAATACGGTGATAGCCAAACTAAATTTGCCGAAAAAATTAAGATTTCCAGATCTGCTGTAAGCAAGATTGAAAGTGGTGAAAATACTCCTTCCAATCAGACTATTACTTTAATCTGTAAGGAGTATCACACAAACTATCTGTGGCTAACAGAAGAAAAAGGTGAACAGGAATCTGACAATAGTGATGCGCAGGCTATTGTAGATTCAGTAATGAAGGGCGATAACGAATTTGCTAAAAGTGTTTTGGTAAAATTTGCGAAGCTCAGTGAAGATCACTGGAAACAAATTGAAAACATTCTAAATGAATTGGAAAAGAATTAAAGAAAGGCCGGGGTTAATCCCCGGTCATTTCTTTTATATAAAGATATTCAAGAAGCTTATAAACACGTTTAAGCGTGTAAGGGTCTTTCACCTCTTCTAAAAGTTTTTTAATTTCCTCTTTGTAATTAATATCATCATTTTTCTTGTAATCCACGTAAATCCCTCCCAATATTCCAAACATTTGTTCCTGCTTATTAAATTATATCATGTTTTCGCAACCATATAATGGGACGGAATCATCTCCACTTAAATCCTTCCTAGCAAGTTGCTTTTCCTCGATATTATTGCAAATTATGATTTTTTCAGTATAGATATTGTGATTTTGGTACTTTTCATTCGTTATATATGTAGATAGAAATAAAGGGGCTGGGTTTCTGGAATCGAGGGATTTTTGGTGCTCATTTGGATTGCTTTTGATTTCCGTCACCATTTTTGCGATAGTTTTAACCCTCCCAAAGATAATACTACGCTCTGGGCTGAAATACACATGAATTCCAATAAACACATGCACAAACATCAATATTAAGATAATCGTTATCTTCTTACATCTTTCCATCATACAGCCTCTTTACACTATCTTTCTTATGTGGTACGATAATATTGTATCAAAAAATATACAATTACACAGGAAATGGCGAAATCAGCACATGCAGTGACGAATTTCGCACAAAAGGGATGATTTTTTTGAGGATTGCAATATGTGATGACAACGAATTACAAATTGATATTTTTAAAACCAGAATGGACGGTTTTCTTCGTAGAAATGGGGACAGTGGATGCACGATCACGGCATATACCACCGGGAAACCTCTTATTGATGATGTAAATGACGGCGTATGGTACGACATAATTGTGTTGGATATTATGTTGAAAGATGAAAATGGGATTGATGTTGCCCGGCATCTTAGAAAGAATGGATATGTAGGGAATATCACCTTTTGGACAGCCCACAAGGAATATGTGTTTGATGCTCTGGATATCCTTCCTGTTCACTATATCATAAAAGGCTCGGAAGATGGAAGAATGTATGGTGTAGTCAACAGGGAACTGGAAAATATCCATGATAAAACGCTGACTGTAAAGAACAAGGATTATTTCCACAGGGTTGATTTCTGCCATATTGAATATATTGAAAGTCGCAATAAATACATCACTATCCATTGTACCTGTGGTATCACTCATATGCAGAGAGGGAAACTTTCGGACGTTGAAAAGCAACTGGACAGACGGTTTTTACGCTGCCACCAAAGTTACATTGTCAACATGGATGAAGTCTGGGAACTTCGTGCTGATTTCAGAATGGTATCTGGAGATGTGGTTCCGATTAGGAGAAAAGACCTTTCGGCGATCAGAAAACTTTATGAAGGCTATATTGCATTTAAGTAGCTCCCGGGAAAGTCCCGGGAGTATTATTATTTCAGTAATTCATTGACTTTTTTCTGCACTTCCGCGTAATTGTAGCCAGCGGATTCCAGGCGGTCTTTTCTATCCTGTCCATTTCCCCATTCTCCGTTAATTACCTCTTTTGCGACCTGGGCTACACTTTTCTTTGCAGTCACGGAATACACAGCTTTTCCATTCCAGTCAAAAACAGAGTAACCGGCTTTGCAAGCCTTTTTCGCATTTTTCAGTGACTTGTACGCCCCGATCTGGCTCTTGGAATCCTTCCAGGTCTTGCGGACACGGTAATACTTATCCACCTTTGCTGTCGGCTTTATGGTTGACACTGTCACTGTTTCACTGGAAATAAGCTTCTTGAATCTATTCCAGTCACCCTTTGCGCGGATAGCAGATGGACAATTCTTAGCGCACACATCGTAATGCTGCACTACTCGGAATGCCGGGATATTGTACTTTTTCATCAATTGCTTGCATACATCAACGGTATTCTGGTATGCTTTTTCGTAGTTATATCCGGCATTCATACACATTTCAATTCCGATGGAATTATGATTATTTACAGTTCCAAAAAGCTTACCGCCGTAATCTACCCCAACGTGCCAAGCTCCACGATTATACGGCAGGGCTTGGTATGCTGACTTATCGTCAACGAATACATGGGCTGAATATCCATGAAAATTGCCATTATGTTGTGCAGTGGCGTGTGCCTTAGCGTCTGCTGTCTTGGCGATATTATCTGTATTGTGGATGACAATATACCGAGGTGTTTGTCCTGCGTAGCTGTTGTTGTTGCTGATTAATGAGGTATTGATATTCATGTATGTTCTCCTTTCATTGTTGAGGTTAAAAAAGTGCATAATAAAAAGCACCCCATTTGGAGTGCTCTTTAGCATAAACTTTATACACAATATACCTACCATGATTAAATTCTCTGTCATAATGACATCACCTCCTTACCACAAGTATAGCTGTACCGTGATAAGGAGGCTATAATTTCCGCAGCTCTCTAACACATAAAATAGTGATATGCCTAACCGTTATGGCGATGAAGGGATTGTTATCCCTGCTTCAAAATCCTGTAAAATAAACATAAATAATAGAGCAATATTTAATGCGTTAATTCTTGTGCAAGGAGCACTTGGATCAGGATTTGGAATATTTATTATAAATGGATATGGCACTGGCGCTGACGCTAGGTATCGTGTTTCAAATCTAAATACATCAGGAAATACAACCGATATTACCTGCACGATTGGCGATGGAACATATTTTCTAGTAAAAAATAACGCGACAATTCCTGTAATTATGGTGATAGAAGAATTTTTTAAGAAAGCAGAAATCACATACTCCATAGTATAAACAGACATTGTTTGATTGTTAAGTCTTTGTATTCTCCTACTGAGATATATTCGCTTAGGCTGCATTAATTTTGGCTATTTATTAATACACATGATTTCTGCAATAACTGGCGCGTTATATTCTGTTGTTGAATGATCATAAGCATTATAAACCAACCCTTTATTTGCAGTTAATGTTCCATTATTTATTTCATACGAAAATACACCTATAAATACTCTGTTTTGGCTATTTATTAAAGAAATATTAATATGTCCTTCTGCTATATTTGTATTAATAGGTACTACAAAAAATTTACTGTTAATTGTTTGATCTTGGAACGATACAAAAATAATAGAATTAGGTTGAACTGAACCATTATTAATAATTCTAAGCTTATCACTATTTAATGTGTTAAGTGCCCCAATAATTGTCTTGTTTTCCGTTTCCAATTTACCGATAACAGCCGTTGACATTTTATCAACGACATAATCCCAAAACTTGCTCATTAGTCCGCGTTTGTTCGCTTTTCCTGTTGCGTCATACAACATTACTTCGTCATTATCTGCTAACGTATCTTTTGATGTGTATTCAGTCCATTTTGGCATGTGGTTGCCCTCCTTTAATTCAATTGATTTTTATTGATATAGTCTTCAATCGCCTTAATATTTGCTGAAAGCCCATCGTCAAAAATAAGAAAATTTCCTTTCTCATTCTGGCTCAAAACCTTTCCACTTTCGGTATCAATTGTTGAATAGGTAAAAGCGATTCTATCGCCCTCTCCTGTTGACAGTTTCATAAATGATGTAAGCTTTTTAATCACGCTCATAATAATTCTCCTTCCATTTCCTGTATAATTTTTTCACGTTCTTCGAACATTACATTTTCAAGGTTGACTGTCTCAAAATTTACTTCTCGGTCTTCTTTTCCGGCATTGAAACGGATATACTCTTTGTTCTTCTGTTTAGCTTTCAGTTCCCATGCGAACCGAAGCCCTGGGGTTCCCTTGACAACAAAATAGGTATCTGACTTTTCAGATACCCAAGACTGCCCCTCTCCCTCATTTTGAAGGAATACATAGTATTCAATTTCTGTTTCTGTAGATTCCTGGAATATATCATCAATTGAGATGATTGCCATTCCGTCTTTCCCAATTACTCCACCGCCAAAATCTCCCAAAGTCGGGGTTGGGGTTTCATAGCAATAGAATAGTTGATCGCCATAGTTTTCTGTTTCAGCTATAACGGATTTAGTTCCTGTGACGGAGAAGTTTCCAACCACCTTCACTTCTTCATTAAATTGAGTTCTTCCCAAATAATGTTTTGCTCCAGATGTCCATCCGTTTTTAGAGGTTGTATCTCCCAGAACTAAAGTCAATGACGCAGGTGTGCTCGATTGCACCCCATTTCCAGAGTATTTCACGAAATCGCCTGTTGAATTTTGTGAAAGTAAACTAGGAGGATTGTATTCATTTCCTGCGAATATATCTAATGTATTGCCAGACAGTGTTCTTTTTATTCTGTCACTACTGATAATAAAACCTGCAATTGTTGCTCCAACTGCTGCAAGTTCCTGCACGGACATTTTTTCTGCCGTGACCGCTTTTGCGTCTAATTTTTCAGTGGTAACAGCACCAGCCTTCAAAGTGTCAGCAGCTATACTTAGTGCTTTAATAAATTGTCCATTTACATAAAGGTTGTTATTATACATGTATATTCCTTGCTTTGCCCCATTATCTGTGAGCAAGTTCAATACATGTTCACTACTTACCGCCACAGTTACTTCCGGGCGATAAACTCCCAAAGTACCGCTTGTAAAACTGTTGAATCCACCGATTGTAAATAATTGATAATTTGAACTTATCGTTGTAACGTTTTGCAAAAATTCATATTTTTTCCACTCTGTAGTGACGCTTACATCTTGTGCTACTCTATTTAGCGACACTTTTATTTTCATGTTTTGAGTTGCTTTTAGCCAGACTGACACTTGATATGTTCCAGGCAATCGTACAACCTGGTTATTACTTCTCTTTGCGCTCAAATAGCAATCAGAACCATTCGCTGTAATAGCAACTGCACCATCACGACTTTTATTAGGATTTATCACATCATAATTAATACTTCCACTATAATCCCAATATGTTTCTACATCTGATTTTGTAAGAAGATACCCATTTAAAAGATTGTCCGTATCTTTTGGCAATGCATCAATCTTCTTTTGTGCTTCCTCACTTGCAATACTGGAAATGCTCTTATCCCCAAGTGCAAAACTGGAAGCTGCTATTGTCACTGCCCCGGTAGTTTTGTCGATGGCAAAAGTGGTCTTTCCATTACCATCAACAACCCTAATCCCTTTGGCTTGCACGTATTCTCCATTTACATAGAGATTTCCTTTTTCATCTAAGTAAATTCCTTGCGCTTTTCCGCCATTGGTAAGTTTGTTGAAAATATCTGATTGTGTCTGTCCAGAAACTGCGGTACTGGCAGAAGAATCTGCAATTTCCTTTACTGTTTTCCCTTGTAAGGAAAAAGTTTTTGGAGCTAAGATGACGTTTCCTTTGCTGTCGATTTCTAAGGTAACATTCTTGCTATCATCAATGACTTTTAGCCCTCTACCGTTAATTCTCTCACCAGCAAGCAATCCAGCTAAAATGTATTTTGCATTGATAAATACTTTTCCGTCTTGAATGTAGATTCCCTGTTCCGTTCCGCCTTTTGTGAGTTTATTGAACACTTCATCCTGTCCAAGACTGGTATCATACTTATCAATTGCATTTTTGATATCATCTTTGTCTGCATACTTGAAATCAATCCAATCGGATGCGTCAAACGCTCCGCCAACACGATTTACAGTAGAAGTTTTGAGAGAAGCCTTCCCTTCGCTGTTCGTGGTTACCCACATGTCACCTTTGTAATATGGTGGTTTCGGCTGAACCATATAGACAGATGACTTCCCATCTATCTTGTCCAGCAATTCATTTGGTATGGATTGTGGTTGCCATACACCAGATTTGTATATCCATTGCGTGTTATCAGAAGTATTGTGCCAAAGGTCACCCTCGTGCTCTACCTTCTCAGATTCCCATACTAAAACAATTTCATTCCCGGATTCATCCAGAATCTTGTTCCCTTCAATATCACACCACGGATATTCCTCTGTTTTTATCCATTTAAGAGAAGGGTCATTTGGCTGATACCAGGTCTCAATCTTTCCATCAATCTGTGTTTTTAAAGAATTAAGAGAATCTTTAAAAACACCATTGATAAATAAATCTAACGAACTATCATCTGTGTATTTTGAAGCTTTTTCCCAATCGGAAGAATCATAAGAACCGCTTGCTCTGGCAACCTTACATCTCATTAAATCCCCGCCAGAGCCTTGTGACCAGAGATCACCAATGTCATATGGTGGTTCTGGCTGAACTACGAATACTCTACGCTTATGGTCTGCTGTGTCCTGTGCTTTTTCTGCGGCGGCAAGCGCTAACGTGATATCGGTATCTTGTACCAATTTCCATTTCCAAGTTGCCCCATCTTGCATAAAACGGTACGCATATCCCTTGGATTTCCAGTAAAATAAGTCACCCTCATGTTTCTTTCGTTCTTCATTTGTAGTCCATCCAGAAGCCGGGACATTCTGTAAGGTTGGCTCATAGTCATAAAAAAAAGTCTCAATCTGTCCGTCGATTTGAGACTGTAAATTATTGATATCAGTTGTGTATGTATTGCTTATAAAATTATTTACTTCTGTTTCTGCTTTTTCCTTTGCAATTGCATTAACATCTTTTCCTTTGATTTGTACTGAATCTGCATTGATAATAACTCTTCCTGTTGTTACATCAACCAGGAAAGTTGTATTTCCGTCTTTGTCAATTGCTTTAATAGTTCCTGTATTAATCCAGTCAGCATTAACTCCTGTGGCAGTAAGGATTCTGGCAATTACATCACCATCAACCGTCATGCCGCCATTCCAATGTTGTCCACCATCTGTAGATACAGCCCACGCTTCCGCAGTCATTTTCCATATAATGTCAGAATCGGATAACTGCGGCTTATTATGAAGATAATAGATGTTGCTTCCGTCCGGCTGTGTTTCCACAGTAGTATATGTACCGGAAGATTCAGACAATCTTTGAGACAATTCTTCAATTGCCTTTTCTCTTGCGGTGCGTTCATCTTTTAAGTTCTTTTTGCTTTCGGCTTGCACCTGTTGGCTTAGTGTATACTGCTTTTGCTTATTCCTAGATACGCTTTTAGCACTGCACTCAAGTTGCTCAAATGCGCCTGGATTCAAAGTAACAGAAGTTAGGAAGCTCTTGTACTGTTTTCCGTTTCTATCGGAAATCGCAATGGTGTCACCAGCTTCCCATGCAATATTTGTTAAAGCACCAGTAGAAAACGGTCTGAATTTCATTCCAACACATCTGTCTGAAATAATCTTGCAGATTGCTTCTCCTGTTCCCTCTTGAATTAGCTTATTATCACTTATTTCGATAACGTAGCCAGATTTCCCCGACTGATATGTTTTCGCTTCATTTTGAGAAGAATTTTCAACGTATTCTGTAACCTTTACACCTGTTATTTCAAGATCATACAGCCATGGAGTAAATCCGTTTGTTTGAATTGCTGTAATCCCAGTCTGCATGATAGTAATGATTTGTTCACCAGTGGTATCTAATATGTCGTTACCTTCTACATCTTTCCATGGAGTTTCCACCAAATCATAAAAATTATCCGGGACTTCACGTTCATACCATCCAAAGCATAAGCGACCATATTCGTCACATTTCGCCCACTGGCAGCCCATCTGCGCTACCCATGCAATTACCTGTCGGAAAGTAATGCTACTATCGTCTGGTCGATTCTGAATCACAAAATCATCATTATCAAACCTTGTAGATTGAAGTGTTACTCCGCACACCTCGCAAGCATCCTGGATGATTTGTAATCTTGTTGCCGGATAAGTCAGTTTACTTTCTGAATAATCGCGATCAAATAATCGCATGGAATCTTCGCAAGTTAGACTGATAATTGCTGTGTTCTGATATGGTGCATCTGTTACTGTCATGGTGCAGATACGGATTCTTTCAATACCAGTAGATAATTCAAGCCCAATATGGCAAACGACTCTCGCTCCGTCCCAGATGTAATCTGTGTACTTGCCAGAAAAGTTGTTGATTTGCAATGTCAGCTTATTTACGATAGCTGCGCCGATATCAAAAGAACCACTTTGCGATACTGCATCCTCAAATTTGAAGCCATTAGACCATAAGTCTTTGTCGGTAATGGATAATGTGCTTCCGTCCGTAAAGGTAAAATCTGCATATTTCAGATAGTTACGGTTCCCACTATTCTGTTGTTCTTTAAATTCCGCTGATAAATTTCGCATATCTTACCTCTCGATAAAGTCAAAACTAAGTCCTTCCATTCGCTCATTTCCAACCCACCAGCACTTAAAAGGGGATTCCCTGTCACCAACATAAAATGTTCTGGTTTCGTGCTTGTTTGCGGATAACAGGTCTGGATATGTGACCTGTATGTACTCTGGGTTTACCGCCTGTATAATCTTGCAAGCAGTGTCCCAATCTGGGCCATTCCAACCTACAGACAGCTTCCGTTTCTGTCCAACTCTGTTTTTGTGCATGGTCGTATCGTCGGTTCTGCCGGATTCTGATGCCGATATATCCTGTAATCCCCATGTAAAAGAAGAAGGACAGGGCATTGCTACCCCATCCACTTTTAAAAATGCTTCTGCCATATGCTAACCCTCATGCAATCATTTTTGTTGCTTCGCTTCGGATAAATTCTTTAATTTGCTGATATCCCCATCCGCAATTAATAAGGCTACTTACAAGCATTTCCATACTCTGAACTTTCGCCAAGTCATCACCTGTGAAGAAATCTCTAAGATTCTCTTTTGCTTTTACTCCATAATCACTTTCAAGCTCTTTTGCTGTCTTTCCGAACAAATTGCGATAAATCAGATTTGTATAATTTGGATAAGCAAATCTCTTATTTGGGCTTTCTGTTATTTTCATCTTAATTGTATCTGTGAGGATATGCCGAATAACAACACCCTTGTCACGTTCAATTTGCCATTGCTGGCGTTCTGTATATAAGCGTTTTAACTCGCTTTCCATCTTGTTGAAGGCTTCAATATACTTAATTTTCCATTGCAAGGCTTTTTCACCAGTAAAGCCCATTACGAGCAAGGAAAAACCATCTCTATCCATTTCGTACATTGGATATTCTTTTCCACGGTTCTTATATGTTGTAAGTTGAAAAAATTTGGCGGCTGAATTATCAGCCACGAGATTTTCAATTGATTGTAGAACATTCTTATGTTCTTTCTCAAAAACCTCTGCAACTTTCAGACTTGTTGTAATAAGTTTCTCTTCGTATCTTTTTCCAACGATTTCTACCAGCATAAATTCATATCTCCTTTATGATTTATTTTTTGGCAACAAAAAAGCGCCTACCCCGAAAGGTAAACGCTTTAAAATTTGCTTATTATGATTTTATAGTATAACATACGGTGAACGTATCATTCAGTATACTTCGGTATCATTTAAAATTCTTTTCTTTCTCAAAAAGAGTGTGTGCAAATGCATGAATCATTGCAATAAAAGTTATATTGTGCATTTTTTCAACCATCTCAATAAGTTCCTCTTTATAATTCATTCCACAATTCCTCCTAACGCTCTAATCAACTTCTGTTTGCGGTTATACTTCAAAATCTCGGAAATCTGCCCCATCATATCATCCATTGTCATGTTGCTCTTCATGCTGTTGCAACGCTTACACGCCAGTTGCAGATTCTTAATATCATTGGTGCCGCCACGAGACAACGGCATAATGTGGTCGATTGTCATTTTCTTAAATTTGACAGGCTTACCGCATATCGCACATTTTCCGTTGCACTTGGCGTACACGCTCTTTTTCTGAAAGTCATTGAACTGGATTCTGTTTGCCATACGATCACGCTTTCTGCTCCATAGATTCAAGAGCCTTAAATTTCTGTCTTGCTTTATTGGCATAATCGCATAAAATCAACAATTTCATTGTCATAAATTGCTTGTTATATGCAAACTGCCATTTTTTCAGTTCGTCCATTTTTTCTGTGCTATTAAATCCGTACTGTTCCATGAAATCGTCCAAAAGAAACTTGATTTTATCAATAGTGTCCTCTACTTCGAACATTGTGTTTTCTCTATCCATATTTTCTGCCATTTTATTTTCCTCCTGTGTATCCCTGTAAAAATCTAATTAAAAGAATCTCTGCTGTGCATTTTCTGTATCAATCTCATTCTTCAAGAAAACTGGCGGTTTGTATTCTCCAATAATCTTGACTGCCTGTTCTACCTGGCTTCTCTTAATTGCCTTGTAGCTTTTGACCTGGAACTGGTAGCGCAGATTGGAATGAATGTTACTGTAAATCTTCTGGCGAATGGAACGGCTATTGTAAGCATTAGATTCCTTACCGCCAAGCACAAGTGTTCCTTTTCTCTTTACGGCTTCCGTGATTTTCTCCGCTTCAATCGGGAGAATCGGCAAATCCATTTTCAAAGTCTCAAACTCTATCTGAATATCGTCAATTCGCTTATTCAGTTCTACGTTTCCCTGTGCTAGAATCTGAATCTGTTCGGGGATGGTCATTGGTACTGGGTGGCGAACTGTTTCTTTTAATTTGTCCTCTACTTTGAGAAAATATTGTCTGGCTTGTTCACCTTTGGCACTCTTTGACTGCATAGAAAGTTTCTTTGCAAAGCTGGCAGAAAGCTTGTAATCTTCTCTCTGAATAACACCACCTGTCGGCGTCTCGTCATTAATGACGAATGCCCAATAATCAACGTTTTCCTCTGCAAATTCATTTCCTGTAATGTTGCTCTTGCACCATCTTGAATAATTGCTAGAATCCAATTCTAAAAAGGCATATAACTTTCTAGCAGTAGTCATGCCCTCTTCATCAATGCCAAGTGCGATTTCGATAGGTGTCTGGTTAGCTGTGTTAATTGTGATTTCGTTCATATAGAAAATCCTCCTGTTGTTAAAAAATCTATTTGCAAACAGGGGATATACAGTGTTATAATTTGTATATCCCCTGTAGGGGGTGTTGTATAAGGGACTGTTTCTTTCCTAGGGAGCCAGTTCCTTATTTTTCGCCTATTTCATCTTCTATTAGACCGATTCCTTTCATAATGGTGTCCGTTCTTGAAATCCCAAGTTCTTCTGCACATTTGTCTATGCGTCCTTTTTCTTCTTTTGTAAGACGAATATTGAGCTTTTCCTTTCTTGATTCACCATTTACAGGTGGCCTACCTGTTCTTGGGGACATTTTGTTCACCTCCTTATTTTGTCCTTGCATAATTCATTATAATTTATGGGCGTACAAAAGTCAAGAGTATTTTTCATTTTTTGTGAAAAAACAGCTCCATAAATTTGTGGAACAGCTATTAACCGTCTTGAAATTCACGACAGTTTTTTTACTGACGATTCGTCATTTTGATGAATCGTTATTTTTTTCAAATTTCCTATTCCACTATCCGTTTTGGAATGGTAAAATATGTGTATCACATTAAAGAGGGGGATTTTACATGAAAAGAAAATTTTTTATGATTTTGGCTTTAACATCCATTTTTTCAAGTGTTACGCCTGTGTTCGCTAAAACAGATAAAGAAATTCTTTTTAGGGATATTCCATGGGGAACTTCTTTCTCAGATACAAAGGATTTGTTTCCAGATCAGTGTCTTTATGGCATACAATTAGATGGGATAAATGCAATGAGTACAAAAGAAATATTAACTGGTATGTCTGACGATTCCAATGTTTATGATGGTAAAATTTGCCTTTATGCTCAGCCATTAGATATAGCAGATGTAGATGTAGCTGGATATTCTACTCCTTACTTGAATTTTTACTATTCTTATAGCATTAATGAAAATAAAATAGATTTTGATGATAGTAACACTTTGCTATATGGTGCACAATATGAATTTGAACCGCAAGATATAGACTTTATGTATTCTGATTTACTTGAAAAACTTTCATCTGTCTATGGTAATCCTGATAAAACAGAGAGCGATACTACTCAATGGGGAATAAAAAATATTTATACATGGTGGTATGGTGCTAACAATACTTCTTTAGTTCTTCGGGCATCTGATTTATCAGATTATGATGATGATTTAGAAAATAACAAAATATATATTTCTTATGCCTGGCAAAAAGGAGATGAATTATTAAAAACTGCCGATGATACATTATCTCAAATGCAAATGGATAGTGAATCTGAAGTTTATGGAAATGGCATAACAAACGGATTATAAAAGGCTAGAGATTTCTCCCTAGCCTAATTTTTCTTTTACCATTCTGGTGCTGGCATATCACGAACATCGTATGACATATTTACGTATACTTCATAACGATCTGGAATTATTGTATTATAATTTAAATCAGTTGGAAAATATGATTGTAAGTAATCAACGCTTCCTTTTCTTTGAACATTAGCAAACAAACCATCGTCACATCCAATTATTCTATTATTTTTATAGTATACAACTGCCATATGAGTTCCACGATTGTTTTTTCCGTTATTCTTAACTGTTAAAACAACACCCTCCGTTCCCAAATTTGATGTATACGTAATATTCTTTGCATTAAAATCAAAATATGATACGTTTTCTGTTTTTAGATTAATTTTTACAGAATCCCATTGACTTCCATAATTTGTCATTAATGTAGCATATTTCATCCCTGCCTCAATTACACACGTATCATACTGATTGCTTACTGAAACTATTTGTCCATTCAAACAAAAAGCACAGCTAATATCAACAGAAACCGCATAATTGTAATTATTTTGAAGAATTATAACTTCTCCCCTTGGCGTTGCTTCTGCGTGATACGTTACATTGTTTTTGGAGGTATTCGTATTTCCGCTAAATCCACCATTAGAAGCCTTTTTCACAGTAACCTTACAGGTGAATTTCTTTCCAAGAATGGTTGCTGTAATATTGGCAGTTCCTGCCTTTTTCGCAGTAATTTTTCCGTTTTTTACGGTCGCAACACTTTTCTTTGAGGATTTCCATTTTACAGTCTGTTTAGTTCCTTTTACTTTTATGGTACTTGTCTCTCCAACTTTTAAAGTAATACTTTTCTTGCTAAGTTTTGGAGATTCCACGGTTACTTTGCAGGTATACTTCTTTCTACCTACTTTTGCAATGATTGTAGCAGAACCCGATTTCTTAGCTGTTACTTTTCCAGAACTACTTACTGTTGCCACAGATTTCTTGTTGGAAGTCCATTTTGTTTTTCCTTTTGTTCCAGACAATTTCAGTTGCAAGGTTTGTCCAGCAAGTAACGTTGCCTTACTCTTATTAATCTTTCCTGCCGCCGATACTGGAACTGCCATACAGACAATCAATAGCATGACTGCCAAAACTGATAGTAACTTTTTCGCTTTCTTCATACATACGTACCTCCCAATATTTGATACCCATATTGTACCACTTTGGGACGCATTCTGAAAGCTTTATTTCGCTTTTCTATCAATTTCCGCAGTTACAGCAAACAAAAGAGCTTCGGCAAATTTCGCACCGAAAGAATCAGCATATTTATCGTGAATTTTCATTGCTTCCACGGTGAGATTTTCCCACTGTGGAATATCATCCTTTGAGATAAAGGCGTACTTCTTGTGGAGATTCCATATTTCCTGCCAGATGGAAAAGTAAGTCTGTTTAAAGTCCATCAATACCACTTCTCTTTCAGCTGATTAATCGGTGTTCCTGTAACTCCGGCACTTTCTCCGCTGTCTGTTGCCTTGAAGTATGCTCCCGGAATCTGCGGATACATAAACTCAAACATCAAATAATTAGCTGCATCGCAAAGATATTCTGTATTTCCGGTCTTTCTGTATTTTTCAATGCACAAATCATGTGATTCCAATGCATTAACCAGTTTCTCCCCGAAATTATCCTTTGCTGTGCCATATTTGTAAAAACTCATCTCAGCCCGATTTTGACGCAATTTATCAAAACGGTCTGAATATTCTGTTGGAAGTTCTGTTCCTATTTTGCTCATATGTTTTAACTCTCCACAATTATTTGTATTTTTTGGCGAAAAATCAATTTTATTTGATTTCGCCTATATTTTATCTGGTAAGAGGTTTTAAGACGAATTTTGCTATTTTATTGCAGTAATTCTTTATCAATAATCTGGAAATTTGCCCTGTGGATATAAAGAGCTTTTCCGTCAATCATTAGCTTTGTCATTTTAGGCAGATCGTCCGGGATTTTCCAGAACACCTCGTCACCAGAATATGCGGCTATCGGTTGCCCGAGTTGAGATTTTATTACTACAACCCTAGATTTCCCGAAATAATTTTTATAATAATTCACAATCCCGGCTATGTATGTGTTCTCTGAAATCTTCCCAGTTGAATGGCTAATTATATCCTCCTGGGTAAAATCAACCTCTGTCTTCAATCCTTTTTGCTCAAAAATACAAGTATCACCACAGCTTTCAATTTCTTTACCGTCAATCAGAATTGTAATGACAGAAGATACGTCATAGCTGGTTGTTTCGTTACCCTCACTATCGTAGCCCTTGGATTTGGTTTTATTCCCGGCAATGTTGATCTTGTCCCCAGTGGTAGTCATAACCTTTTGGCCGTAGTTGTCGTAGGTATAGATTTTGTAACTGTTTCCGGAAAGATTTCCTTTCACGTCATTCATGTAATCGTCATTCGCTGCACAGCCTGTTATCCCTATAAAAATGCAAATACAGATAATGATTGCCAGTAATGCTTTGATTCTTTTCATAATGTGTCCTCCCTGTCCTCAACTTTCATTAACAAATTTTTCCGTATGTAGCCAGACATGAAATGCGAATAATGGTGATCCGTGTACTCACTAAATGAAGTGCCGAAGTATTCATCAATCACTTTCATGTATGTTTCAATCTCAACATTCTGGAAGTAATCTGGATTTGGCCCGAAACCAAACTTGTCCAGGATATTATCCAAAGCGTCTTGATTGATTTTTATGTGTGGCTTCCTGGTTCGTTCTTCGTATCTCTTGAAGAAATACTTTGATACTACCAGGAAGCGGTTAGTTGTATATGGGCTTGTCGTATATCCCAATTCTTCAATACGCACTGCAACCTGGTTCTTGAATGCAGACCAATTAAAAGATTTACGGTCTATTGGAGTATACTGGATGCTTTCTTCTGTCAACATATTTTTGATATGTTGAGAATTGAACCACTCGTTAGAGTGGTATGCATTTTTCTTTTCTTCTTTTAACTCCGTAGGAGAATCTATATTACTGTTTATTTCATCTCTACTATATTCCTCACTATTATTACTTTCTTTCATTTCTGGTAAGTCTGGCTCACTTTTTTTGAAATCCTGGCTTTCAGAATTTGAAAGTCTGCTTTTCAAATACCGTTTTCTGCCATCATTTTTGGAAACATAGAGATAGCCAAGCTTTATTAATTTGGAAATTGATGTAGAAACTTTAGTCATACTGCATTTGCAAAAATTAGCTAAATATTCGTTGCTAGCATAACAACCTTCACTATCTTCTGCGTCTAAACTGTCAATTTCTATTAAGATAATTTTTTCGATTGCATTCAATCTTTCATCAAGGAATACTCGTTTGGGAATCCAAACGCCTTTGAAATCTCTTGGATAATTAAATTCTTTATTCATGATAATAACCTCCTTGTTGGTCGTAGGCACTCTCCGTATTGTGCCAGAATCCTTGATTTATAAAAACAGTGGACAGGCGTATCAAGGTTTACGCTTTTCGGCGGCCAACCTAGCCCACTGAATTTACCGAATTAATTAATCAAACATTTTGAATGTTTCCTTGCAAAATTCCTCATAATCGGTTTTCCCGACCAGTGGCATTTTATTCCTCAGTTTTTCCATGGCTCTAAAAAACTTGCCTTGGTCTTTATTCCAGATTTTACAGGAAATTAGAAGATACTTCTCTTCTGTATGTCCAAATTCTTTTCCGAAATTCACTCTAATTTTCTCATTCTTAAAAAGTTGGTCTGCCAGGTACTCTTCTGTATCTGCGAAAATGTATTCGCTACGGAATAAATGTTTTTGAATTAAGATGTAATTTTTATATGACATGATATTCCTCCCCGTGAAAAAGGTTCCATTTTAAATCGAACCTTTCCAGACCTCATTTTAAATGCGGGCTGTCTAAAAATTCAAAATCATGCGGCAATTTTATTAATTCCTTTATTCAGAATAAATTCTTTAATTTCGTTATACCCCCAGCCATATCCGACCAACGCACTTACAAGCATTTCAGCATTTTGTATTTTCACAAGATCTTCTTCTGAAAAACAATCTCTCATATTTTCTTTTCTGGAGATTCCAAAATCTTCTCTCAGCTGCTTGGCGTTTTTACCAAATATGGACTTGTAAATAACGTCCGTATATGTAGAATAGGCATGTCCGTGCATTCTTTCATTTTCAGAAGATTGTTGAATTGCCTTGGTAAACGCTTGCCTTACTGCAATTCCTTTTTCACGTTCTTTGATTTTTCCAATAAGGAGCTTTTCCATTGCATTGAACTGCCGAATATAGCCCTCTTTGAATTTCATTGCTTTTTCGCCAGTATAGCCCATAGCTAAAAGTGTAAATCCATCTCTGGTTACATAGTACATTGGCTGTTTCTTATTTTGACAATTGACGTAAGAGGACTGCACGAAATTGTGCCTTCTAAAATCCTCACTGCATTCAAGTTCTCTTATATCTTGCAAAACCCTTTTATGTTCTTTCCCAAATGTCTCCGCAATATCTAGGCTTGTTACAATACTGGTTTCTACTTTTCCAATCATCATAACTTCTACCAACATTCTTCCATTCCTCCTTATATTGATGGTTAAAATAAAAAAGAGCCGCCAAGTAAGACAAAAAATTTCTCAAAATTGAGAAATATTAATTTCTTCTTAGCGGCTCAAAAATCAAGACCGTGTGTACTTCTTCATTGGATAAATTATACCACACAATCAGTCAAAAATCAATATGCCGGGGACGGTTTGAAACGGCTATCCGTATCATTCTGGGCTTTTGTTACAGCTTTCGCAATCTCGCTTCCGTCCAGGATAATGCTGTTCATAATGTACTGCGGATTTTTGCTTCCACTGTTCATACTCATTGCCATTGCAACTCCCTGTGCTACTGCTTTTGTCATTTCTTCTTTTGTAAGTCCCATGCTTCCGTCAGAACTGGAAACAATGCTGTCTGCGATCTTCTTCATGGTTCGCGGATTTTCCAGAGGAAGAACGGCTTCGGAACCGGCTTCACCGATACCAATTACCTGTGCACCATTGAAAAGACCACCTTTGGCATACCAATTAGGCTTGTAAACTGGTGTAGAACTGGTTCTTCCACCGCCAAGATCATGTTTTCTCCACTCTGAAATATAATAAGTCAGAGTTGGTAAATGCACTTGTTTCATGCCATCAGCGAATGATTGAGCAGTTTCCAGACCAATTGATGTAAGATTAACATTAAATAGCCTTTTAATTTTATCCGAAATCCCAGACAAATTAGATTCTGTGTAGGTTTTCATTTTCCCAGTTTCCGTGTCAACTTTGCCAGAAGCCTTTTCCCAAATCTGGTTTGTATTGATAAGAACAGAAGACCAATAGCTTTGAATGGTGGTCATAACCTTACCCATTATATCTTTGGTATCGGTGTCCATGGTTCCGAGAGCTGTCGATACAGCACTTGCGGAATTTCCCCAATTGGTTTTAGAGTTGGTTTCAACATCATCATTCGTGTTCTTTATCTTCGACCAAATGGAAGGCATTGTGCTTTCTGTGCTTTTTTTCATCCCAGCCATTGCCGTACTTACGGAGGTGTTAGCGAGACCAAAGCCAGTTTTTGTCTTGGATGATACGGAGCTAGAAGCATTTGCAACAGCGGTAGTAATACCGCCAACTGCTGTTTTCACAGATGTAGTCATTCCATCGAAAGAATTCTTTGCACTTGTTTCCATTGTAACAACTGCATCTGGAAAATCTTTTCTGAGTTTTTCATCTAATTCATCTAACGGAACGCCAGCATTTTTTAATGACGTATAGACTGCGTCTAGTGCTTCTTCTGTATTAGCATATGTTCTTCCAGATATTGCACTATCAAGAGCATCTTTAGCAGTTAAGTAGTCTCCACTAAATTGATCAGAGCTAAGACTTAAAAGATAAAGTTCGTCTTTCAAATCAGATATACTGATTTTGGTTGTGTCAAATTTTCCAGCTGATTCAGATACACCATCTCCAAGGGATACAGCTTTATCAGTCATATCTTCCAAAAATCCAGTTGATACGCCCGCCTGTGCGCCGTATTTTTCGAGAATTTTTCTTGCATCTTCGGTTGATACGCCAAATTCTCCAAGTTTCTGAATGAAACTATCGTACATTTCAGAATTTGATTTTCCAGCACTTTCATCTGCTTCAATTAACTTCCAAAGCTCTTCTGCTTGGTCTTGTGTTATTTTATGCGCGCTTTCCATCTCGCCTGCATAATCATGTAGATAACCACCTGTTTGTGTGAGAATACCATTTCCACCTTGTGCAGCTTCCGTGATACTTGCAATTCCTTTAGCAAGTTTAACAGATAATGCCGTTGCAACAAATACAATCCCAGCGGTTCCAAATATAGTACCAAGCGTTGAAGAAAACGTTTTAAGTCCGCCTGTTGAAGCTGTTTCCGCTGCATCTCCAACTCCCTTTATTGCTTCACTTGCCGCACTTGTACCATTTCCTATCACATCCGCAAGTTTATCTGCAATTAGTTCTGCATTTTTCTTTTCAGCTATTTTTCCTGCAATATGTCCCACAAGTGAACCAACAAGAGTTCCAATACCTGTGATGTTTGCTATTTTTACTGCAATAAATGCTTTTGTAAGCCATTCTGCAATATGTCCGGCTATCGGGTGCTTTTCCTCTAATCCATCGAATAATCCGTTTAATGTACTGGTAAGACCAGTTAATAGCAGTTCAGCTGCTGTACCAAGGATTTCACCCCATGGCAATTCACCAAGGAATGTTCCAACTCCTTGTCCGAACTCATAGAATGTGTCTGTAGTGAGAGAATCTTTTAATGCGGTACACAGGTGAGATATAAAATCTCCAAGAGCCTGTCCATTTTCTTTCCAGTTTGTTTCTTTGATGAATTTAGCGATTCCATCTCTTATCTTGGTTGCGAGATCATCCCAATTAAATGTTTCTGTAAATGATTTTAAGCTTTCGAACGCTCCGTTTAATAAACCAGAAAGTGCATCTGCAATTGTGTTCATGTCTATCTTTTTTATTGCACCATTTAAGGCTTTTCCAATAGCAGTGCCAAGCTTACCCCATCCAGTAATTCCAGCACCATCCTTTTTAGACATATCCTTTACAAAGCCAGAAAGCATTTTCCAAGATGCCATAAAACTGTTCCCAATTAAGTTTCCAAGACCTGTCCAGTCAATTTCATTTATAGCACCTTTTAAAAGTTGGGACAGTTTTGCCCCTATTCCGGAAAAATCTATTCCTCCTTCTCCGAGCAACAGGTTTAGGGTATTTACTGCCGTGTTAATTCCAGCTCCAAGCAATCTTCCCATTAAGTCAAAATCTATGCCACTAACCATAGAATTAAATGCTGTTGTAAATGCATTTACAAATTCAGTTATTTTCGGGCCAACATTATTCCAATTAATAACTTCGTATATTTTCTCCATTCCAACATTTATCATATCTGCAATAGTAAAGCCTAATCCCTGCCAGTCTTTATTGATAAATGCTTTTCTGATTTTAGCAGCCCATTTATTGATTGGTGTTTCGTCAACAGTCAAAACTTCATCCAGTGAATCTTGTATTCCAGCAAAACTATCTGCTAAATCTCCAAGCCCAGAACCAAGACTTTTAGATGCAGTTCCAGAATTATCAGAATTATCGGCAAGCTGATTTAATTGGTCGAATGGCAATACGGAAAGTGCCTTTTTCAGTTTCTTAGCAGATGATGTAGCGTCATCAAGCCCAGAAGATGCGTCATCACCAGCTGTTTCTATACCACCTAAATTAGATACGATATCACTAACTCCACTCTGCGAGCCTTTTAGTTTCTTTCCCATCAATACATACATGAAGTTACGGAACACATTCGCAGCTTGCATAAGTTTTGACATAAGTGCATTAAGAGCTTGAATAGCAGGAAGAATGCCGGCAATCAATCCTTGCCCAATTACTGCGGAAAGTGACTGGAAGTTAAGAGTGAGCAAACGAACCTGGTTCGCCCAGGTGCCAGATGTCCTTGCGAAATCTCCTTGCACATCTCCTGTAACTGACATTAAATAGTTGTATCGAAGAGCAACTTTTTCAGCTTGAGACATTGCATTATAAGATGTTGTAATTCCCCTTGAAAGAGCATAAGCCTCCATATTTGCAACGGATAAATTAATACCCAATTGTCTTAAAGGCTCAATTTCCCCGGAAATTCCAGAGCGTATTTTCTGAAAAGCAGTATCTGTATCAATGTTGTAAAATGATGCAATATCCCCGGCTAATCCAGCAAGAGAAATTGACATTTTAGAAGCTGCATCTTGCGCAACACCAGATGATTTCATCATTGCCATCATGGTTCCAGAATATTGCTTTGCTGCCAATTCTGATAATCCAAATTGTTCTTTGGCCGTAGAAGCAAATTTGTAGGCTTCATCTGCCATGCTTCCAAAGGAAACATCTACAACATTTTCGATTTCTGTAATAGCAGAGCCAAAACCAATTGCACTTTTTCCTAAATTTGCCAGACCACGAATAGCCTTAAAACCGATAGCAGTTTTAAGCAAATTTCCGAGATTAAAAGAAGCGGTTTTAATTCCAGAACTACTATTCCCGAGACGTTGAAACCATCCAATAATGCCTTTTACCCCGGTTCCAATTATAGAAGAAGTTTTACTAACAATATTACCAAGGCTAGATGTTGCAGATGATAATTTAGAAAACGCACTGGATATAGAATTTGTAGCGGAATTTACCTTTCCCCCTGCATTAGCCAACTTTGCCAGTGCTTCCGTCATGCGGATGGTGTTCTCACTGATTTTAGGTGCAGTTTTCATTACATCGAAGAAAGACAATACTTCCTTTGCTAGTGTTCCAAGCTGGCTTGACGTTTGTCCGATTCTATTTCCAGAACTTGCCAATTGTGCAATAGACTGAACTAACCTATTTACAGGTTCAGATATATCGCCAACGCTCGTAAAGCTCTCTACGATTGATTTAAGATTTCTTCCAAGCCCAGGTAATTCAGCGGATACATTTGCAATATATTCACCGGAATTGGCTAATCTAGCCATTGAATTGACAAAACGATTAACACTGGTAGATACATCTGGAATCTCTGTCAAATTGCTTAATTGATGGATTATTTCTCCAAGTTTTCCAGAATCAAATCCACTAGCATCAACCTGGCTAAGTCTGTTGATTGAGTTGATAACTGCATTCAGACCAGAGCCTTTATAATCTACTCCGCCCATTGTCTTTATGGAATTTGAGAATTTTCCAATTCCATCAGCAATGCTTGTCATTTTCCCTATATCAAGTTCTTTTAGTTTTCCAAGTTCCCTTACACAACTACGTAATCCGTTTGTATTAACTCCGCTTAATGCGGAATTAACTTCTGTGAGTTTGTTTGAAAGATTAGTCAGCGCACGTACTGCTTTTTCTGTACTACTGCTAATTTGTATATCAAGGGTATCAATGGTATTGTCAGCCATTTTATTTGTCCCTCCTTTTTTACAAAAAAATAAAGGGCAGACAAGAGTGTTAATCCTGCCTGCCCTTTTCATGGTTAAGCTCAAAGTTCGCCTGCATGAGTTGCAAGCTTGCCAAAAGTGCATTTCTCTGTTTTTTCTTTTCTTCTTCGGAAAGTATACCTTCCTGTTTACGCTTTTCTTCCTCTGCTGATTCCAGTAAAGGTTTTTTCAAATACTCTGCCTTGGATTTTTTTCCCATTAAAGCATTTGCAACAGCTGTGAATGTGGCTGATGTTTCATAAATGCCCGCTCGCCAAAGCTCAGCGTCTCTTCTCTTTTGACGTATCTTTTCAGCTTCGAGATAAGGTTTTAATTCAGCTGGTGTAGAATCCATAAATTCTTCTTTAGATACGCCAATAGAGAGGTATAAAGGAAGAATCTCTTGGTAAACAACTTCTCGAAATGTTAATTTTTCTTTTTGTGATCCTGTGAAATCTTCGTTGCGTTCTTCTCCACTGCCTGTGCTTCTGCTACTGCATTCAGCAGACCGGATAAAAAACCATTTTTCTCCAATTCTTTATCAAGAAGTTGGTATAAATCAAATCCGCTTTTAGGATTTTCCTCGGTTCCTTCATCTTCGTAATCATCCAAAAGGTCACAGACTTTATCAAGAACAGCTTTTTTTTCAGAATCACTTTCATACCCAAACTCATCCTTGTGCTTCTTTTGAAGTCCGGCAAGAAGCAGTTCCGGGAGAAGAGAAATCATCTTCTGAAGGCTTCTCTCTTTTCCATCTGTAATCCCCTGTACCTTGTCCAGCACATCTGTTTTTGTAAGAAGTCCATATCCAAATACAACCTTATATTCTTTTCCATGTACATTAAAAGTTACCATTTTATAATCCTCCCGATATATTTATTAGCTGAGTGCCATTGCGCCTGTGGAATCTGCTACTGCTTTTGCGGTGTCTAAAGCCTGTGCAAGCTCTTCGGAAACAACTTTTGTATCAAGACCTTTGTATTCCTGAATAATGAGAGACAGCGGAATTGTTGCTGCTTCATTCTGCCCAATGTCAGACAGTGGAATATTTTTTCCAGGGTCTGCGATAACAAAGAATGCATCTTCGAGGTCTGGAAATACAACTTCAAACCAAACTCTAAATCCTTTTGTCTTTCCTGTTGCCGTATCAGTCATAAGCTTCTTTAATGCTGTGATAACATCAGCGTTAAGATTGAAGGTTACATCCCAAGTACCACCAGTATCCTGTCTACCAGATGCGTACTGTGTAATGAAGTCTTCGAGTGCGGATACGTCAATCTGTTCTGTATCAAGAGAAATTCCACCAATAGAACTACATCTTTTTAACCAGGTGAATGCAGTTGGCTTCGTTCCTTTAACGGTTTCAACACCGTAATGAAAAGTTACGCCAAGTGTTGTTAAATCTGCCATTTTAATAGGCTCCTTTCTTTAATTTAAGCTTTATGCACGTAACCCTGTGCCGGGAGATAGCGGATCACCGCCTTTCTACTCTTCTTTTCCTGCTTGCTTAATAATTTGATTTACATAATTACTTAATCCGGCAACGATAACGCCTTGTGTAATTGCGGTAAACAGTGCCATTGCAACTTCCTGTGAACCGGAAACTGTAGATGTTGCAAAAACATAAAGACCGCAAATTAATACACCAAGAATTCCTAAAATCATTGGAATAAATTTGTCAGAAATATTCTCTGACTTTTTAATCATTTCTCCGATAAAATAAAGAAATACAACGACAATAAGTAATTCTGGCTTTACATAACTTAAAATCTGATCCATAATCTCACCTCGCTTTCGTTTTAAGCATAAAAAAAGAACGTCTATGCGTTCATTGGTTTCAAAGTAATTTTCCTGTATATATCCGGCTGTATCGGCTCACAAGCTTTTTGATTCCACTGTCACCAAAAAACATAAGCTCCGGTCCATATGTACGACGGAATCCCATGCTCACCATAGCTTTGTGACTTATCTTGTCCAATTCATACACTCTGGTTAATGCTTTGCTACCAGATGTGAAACAATTTACTTGAAATGATGGCATTGTTGCACATTCATCCCCTTCAAGGTCACCTCTCGTAATTGGATTTCCAAGCATATAAAGCTGTGCATATGCCTTTTTACCAGAAGCATTTGTTTCACTTCCGTCCATGGAATAATTGCCTGCGCCGGTAATTTTAGAAACAGCCGCTCCCCACTTTGAAAAAACTTCCAATACAGGAGATTCTATTGTGTCTGGCATATCTGTCACCTCACAATAAAAAATGCGCCCATATTCATAGTGGACGCATTACATATCTTGCTACAATTTAACACTGTAATCATAACATAATTGGTTGGTATCATTCAGTATACTTCGGTATCATCTTTAGGAAGAGAATACCTCTTTGGCAATTTTGCGGATATTCTGAATGATTTCTACGCTTGCCTTATACATTGGCATTGTAGCTTCTGTACCGTAAGAACGTACCCATTCGCCAGAATCAGAAATATATACCCAGGAATCGTTTTTTCCTTTTCCTTGTCCGTAAGAACCGATTGTATAACCAAATTCTTCTCCTTTTGGATGCGGACTAGAACCGGCTGCACCATTGTAGTAAATACCAGCGCCGAATTCAATGAATAAAATACTTTTTCCTTCACATATTAAGTGTGCTTCCGCATAATTACCAAAACTGTTAATTTTGATGTAAGTATTGTGGTTCTTATCAGAATCTCCTTGTGCTGCCAAAATATTTTGGTCAATAACTGGAATCCCTAATTCACATAATTTTTTTATGAAGATTTCATTTTTGTTCCTTAAAGATTTTTGATAATTTTTTATTTCATCAATGGCTTTTTGGATTGACTTCTGCGATAAGGTACACTTTATTGTTTTACCCATTTTCGTTCCCTCTTTTAGAAATTCCGTATCTGGCAATATTGCCTTTTTGTGTGTCTAAAATCTTCTTTAGTGTGTAGTCTGGCAATACTGTGGGTTCTCCATCTTTGTTCAAAATAAGGCTTCCGTCCTCACTTATTTGTGGGATTCTATCTATCCAAAATATGTCTGCTTCCTGTGGGTGAAAATTTCGGTTAAAGCTTGTAATGTACCTGTCGTAATCTGGCACTATTCCGGCTGCGATTTCTTCTGGTGTTCCGGCGGTAGATGATACGGAAAAAGAGAATATAACTGGCTTCTCATAAACTTTAATACGGTCTAATCCTTCTGTTTTTTCAGTAATTCGTGACCAATATACTTTTTGCTTTTGGCGAACTAATCCTCTCATATTTCCTCTCTTTCTTAAATTTGGTTGCTTAACTAAAGCCCTCTTTAGTTAACTAAGTTAATCGACATTATTGCCATTAGCATCAATCCATGTTTTTGTAGATGGCTCTTTGCAATAAACAACTTTATTTAAGTCAGTATCGAAATACTGCTGCATATAATTTGCCGCAAAGGTTTTTCGCAAATCCGTGGTTCCCATTTGCTTTTGTGCTGTATTTAACGTTCTGAAATTTTTCCCATGTCCTTCTGCCCAAAATGGGATAGTTACATTAGCGTTATTTTCGTTATTTTCAACTGAATATTCAATTCTACCAACCCAACCTCCGTCAGTCACTTCGGTCGCACCAACGATAGGAGTTCCAGTAATAAGTGGGTAGTATTCAATATTAAAACCTATAAAATCAACTTGGCATCTTCCCGCATTTCTGGAATCCGCATTTCCACTATCAAAAAACTTTGGAAGTGTTGCTTGATGTTCGTCGCAACAATTTATGATTGTTATTGGATGCACCTGTGCACCACTATGGGCATCCAAAGGATACTCTCCAAATGTATATGATGTATAGCAAAAACGTGCACCAAGTCTTTCGCAGATAACGTGTTCTCCACCAAGCTGAAATGCTACTCTAAATCCAGATGCGTATGTGTCATAGGCACCAATTATTGAACCATCAGACCAGCCAGCCCAACCGCGTAAGCCGATAAGACCTTCAACTGGAATATTATCTTGACCAAACCCTAAACAGGTTAGTGTACACGAATCAATAATTCCCCAATAACTGTGCTGATAATTTACCGCAATACATTTATGTTTAGTGTTTGGCAATTCGATTTTTAAATGCCGAACATTAAATCCACATCCACCAACATATCCAGTTTCGGAACTGCCACCGCTAATAACTGATGGTGTTTCGTCGTTTAGCCCATCAAAAGCACTCTCATTTACGTGCAATACTGCGTTTTGTGGTTTACCTGTACTTTTGCCTGTGAGGGTAGCTCCAACACCAATCGCATCCTTCTTTACACATATTGCTACTTTTTCAGTTTTCCCAGCCAAAAGGTAATCGCTGAATCCATCTATATAATAATCTCCGTCACATAATTCGACAGTTCCAATCTGTTTTTTCACACGATTGATAGCTTCGTTAATAACGATTTCATCATGTAATCCAGTGCATATATAATCAGCTCTCAGCTTATCCCACTCGGATGAATTTGCAGCACATACAACAGTTTTTGATGTATCGTTGCCTTTTTTTCTTTCAATTGCGATAAGATATTTATAACTTCTTTTGCCATTCATACCATTTGCCCACGTTGTGAAACCACCCCAGTCTTTTTCGGCAACATATTCCACATAACCATCCGTGAACTTGATACTTTTTGATTCTATATCTGCTGAAGCTCTTTTTTCATTGCTTAAAAATAATGCAATGTTTTTGTCGTCAATTGAAGAATATCGCCATGCGTAGATTCTATCGCCTTTTCGGATATTGAACGGATGGAAATAAAAGAGTCCATCATCAGTGCCTTTTATTTCTGTATTACAAAACACAGAATTTTTATTTGTAATAGTATCTTCGTACAATTCGCGTCCATATATCTTAACATCATGGTCAATTCTGTCTACATAACAAAACTCTGCTCCAAATATGTTTACAAACTCATTTTTCCCGTTTGAGTTGAAATACATAGAATAATTTTCGGGATTTCCATTAACTAATTTATATGACGCATTTCCACTTGGAAATACATATTTTTTATTTTTTTCCAAAGCATACCTAATGACAGAAGAATTTTCATGCTGATAGAAAGGTTGTGCATTTGTATATAGTCCGTATCCTTCTATTTCTTCTCCATCACACTTTTTTAAGAGAAGATTACCGTTGTCGTGTGTCTTTTCAAGATTCTTTATTTGATTTAATATAGAAAAAAATTCAACCGAAAATGTTCCGCCGTTGGCATTCATTACTACATATGCGCTATTGTCAGGAACTTCAACTGGAACATTCGGCATTATCGCTTCATATTTAGCCGATATAAGCACTTTATTTTCATCAAAAAAAGCTATTGACGGAATTATATCTTTGTAAAAATATAGATTCGATCCCTTCACTTTTACATAAGTTTCTTTTATTGTGCCAATTATAGGCAAAAACAAGCTACTCCATGGCTCAGATTTATGAAGTTCAAGTTTTTCAGAAACGTAATATCCATTACGTGATTCAATATTATTTTTTTGATTATAAATAGTTTTGTCAGCGTTAATTATATCTTCCTTTAGCGAACCAATAGCTTCTCCCGTTGCTTTTGCTTCTGCAAGCCCACCTTGTATAGTCAATGTAGTGTCTGGCTGTGATACACTCTGGATGTCCTTAATAGCTTGTTCTTTTGCGGAATTTACATTTTGAATAGCTTCCGCAGATGTGTTTTTAGTAAGCTCCAAAAGCTGATTTATAACATCTTTTTCTTCTTGTCCTATCTGTGGTTGATCAATCTCGATACCCTCTAGCACTGGTACTTCCGCTATTGCGGTATTCCATTCAACACTAATATTTGAATCGGAATCCGTTTTAACAGCGCAAACAATAAAACGTACCGTTCCCATATACCTTGCTGCATTTCTTCCAATCAGCCAAGAAAAAGTTACATTTTCGCCATCTACAGCTACATCATCACAAATGTATTGGTCTTTGATAGAAACATTAAAATCCACACTGCTTACGTTTTCGAAGTTAATTCTGACTGAAAATTTGGATAAATCAAGATTATCTCCTACAATTTTGGGACATGAAAATTTAATACGTTCTGCATTCTTGTCAGATTGCACCCCACCAACTACGATTGTAGAGGGCACGAAAATAGCCCTTGTCTTATCGTCAATTGTGCATATATCGGATTCTTCAGAAAGCAAATTAACATCTTCTTTTGCGCTCATAAGTAAATCAAGTGCTGTTGCCATGTTCTACCCCCTCTGTGATACTTTAGTTTTACCAGTGGTTATAATGTATTTTCCGTTATCTTTCACTCCGGTGACAGATACAGAAAAATAATCCCAAGTAAGGGCTTCCGTTGGAATTTCACATTGATTGTTTTTCAGTATTACTGGGTATTCTTTTTCCATTCTCCAAAATGAAGCAGCTGTTTTACATCCGTTCCACTCTGGTGAAAAGATAAACAATGCTTTAAGATATCCAGTCGTGCCCTTTACCAGTCCAGAGAAATCACACTTGGGATCTGGATAAATTCTTTGATTATTTACAATAAATCTTAATACTCTCATGCAGTCATCCTTTCCATTCCAACAGGGGCTACATATGTGAATTGGTTTCCCAAAATATCTCTGGCTGTGCCAATCACGAAATGACTGTAGTCTGCCAGAATATTGCATACAAATTCCTCTGCATCCACCCAATATCGTTTCTTAACCATACGGTGGAGCTCTGGTAATAGACCATAGCTGAACATTACGCAATGCCCTAATTCGTGGATAAATACACGGTTCAGAAGTTCTCCATGTAAGTTATTTGCAATCGAAATAATATGGGTGGAATAATCCGATACTCCAAGTGTTCTGTTTCCTGTGCGGTCAATTAAAACATCATCTTGTGGTGGAACAAACTGCACTCTCCATATGTCACCATTCATGTAAAATTGTCTTAGCATGGCTTATCACCATCCTTTTCTCAACTAAAAAGCCCCTGCCGCACTACTGCAACAAGGGCTTAATCAATATTGTAATCATGTCATCTGCTGAACCAAACGGCTCAGGTCAGTTTTCATCTGCTGTCTGAGCGTTGCATCTGCATCAGACCACATTTCCGTGAGATTACGGATAATGTCAGATGTGTACTCCTTCATGGAATCATCCATTTTTCTTTTGGATTCTGTGTCTTTGGAATCATGATAGTGCCTACGATTCTCATCATATCTATCATAGGATTCGCCATATCTGGATTTCTTCCGATTCATGTCACCCATTTCCATATCACTACGGTCTGGATGATAACCCATTCGGTACATGTTGCGCTCAAATTCTGGATTGTTTAAATACTCATCCATCCAGTCATCATCCTGCATATACAGATATGGTCTATAGCCTTTTCTGGTTCCCCTACCTTTTGGAGCGAAACGCCCATTAGAATAGCGGTAACGGTCATATCCCATGCGTCCAAGATACTTTTCTTCCTGTTCGCATTCGTCCATAGCTTCTACGATTTTGTAATCTTTATCTGCACAAATCGCGCACTTTACGGATTCCATGCAGTCTTTCAGATCGTCCCAGTCTTGAGCACTGAGATTATCAAAGCCATGTGTCTTGGCTTTTTCCATAGCCCATTTTCCCATTTCCATTGCAACTTTATGCATTACAGTGCCCCCTTTCTAACAGCCTGCGTAACAGGTGTATCTGCTGCTGGGGCTGTACCATTGATTGCAGTCAGATTATTGTTCGGACTACATGCCGGATTTCCTAACATTTTGAACGCTCCACCAGTAGCACTTGTTGCAACTCTGGTTGCATATTTTGTTCTGGTTCTTACGCCACATGCTGTTACCTGTGCACAGCAACGATTCTCTAGCGGATACAATGTTGTTCCTGTTCCTATCTGAATCATAACTGGGGCAGTAATTGTGGTTGCATTTGGAATAGACTGTGCTAAAACAATGCAGTATTTTTCTCCATTGTTGTAGCTTCCTTCCGGGATAGTAACCACAAGATTTCCACCTGTGAATGCAATTGCAGTAGACAGCACAAGGTGATTGCAAAGCTTACAAACATTCTTACATGCCATATTTTTTACCTCTCAATCAATAAGAGGTGAGCCGCAACCCACCTCTTAGAATTTAGTCAACCTCTAAGGGTGAGTTACTTAGCAACAACCGTTACCATATGTATTGCATCCTGCGTATGCATATGGAGCCGGAACCTGGAATGCAGGAATCGGAGCAGGATTGATTGCATTGATTAACTGCTGTGTCTGAGAAGCCATTGCAGTTGTAAGCAATGCAGACTGGCGATCCTGGGAAGCAGCACGTTTCAGATCAGAATTCTCTGCCTGTAATGTTGCAATCTTATCCTGAGTTAAGAAATCTAACAGCGCTCTCGTGTTGCTGTTCTGATTTTCCAGAAGGTCTCTGGTGTTGTTGTTCATTGTGTTCTGGAGAGCACAAGTGTTGGTAGCAAGGTTATAATTGATGCCTTGGATTGCTTCTCTTGTTTCGCAGCAACAGTTTGCTAACTGAGATTGTAATGCGTTGGTATTCTGCATACCGGCTACAGTATCAGCATTGATTGCCTGCTGAACGCCGTTGAAGCCTTGAAGCATTCCGACATTCATACCATTAAAGCCACTCTGCATGGTATTGTTAAGAGAATATGTGCTGTCACAGATACCCTGCTGAATACCTCTGATACCATTCTGAATATCATTAAGGGCGAATTCCTCATTAATATCTGAACGGGTAGCCCATCCTTGGAAGCCGGAACCATTTGTACCATTGCCACCCCAGCCACCAAAGCCGCCGAAACCGCCCCAGCCAAAGATAAGCAATATTATAATCCACCATGCCCAGCCACCGCCAAAGCCATAGCCTTCATCTGCACGGTTATTAGAGCCGCTTAATACAGCGACATCGCTTGCTGATAATCCACCATTCATCATAGCGATTACCTCCTTATTGATTTTTGTAATTTATACAAAATCAAAAGACCGCGGCTCTTTTAATTATTGTAGCGAATTTATTTTATTCCAAACTGGTTCTTAACCTGCGACAGTATATCGTCTGGATTAATATTTCTTTCTTTACAAAGATTTCTTGCAAGTTTTTCAATTCCTGCATTATCACCTTTTTCCATCATGTTAATTGCATTGTCAATTACAGGATTATTTCCAGACTGTTGTTTCATCATATTGATTATGGCTTGTTGAGGATTCCCTCCACCACGTATCATCTGCATAAGTTGCATTGGATTCATCATCTCTGTTTACCTCCATTCTGCTTGGGTTCCGATGTTCCAGACATTTGTGTCGGGAACATACTCTTTATTTCGGAAATCTCAGAACAAACATCGTTCCGAAGCTGATTAAACATAGCTTCTATGTCAATCGGTTTTTCTTCTGCCTTTGGTTGCTGTTGTTCTTCCGGATTTATAAGTCGATAAACAAAAATTCTACTTCTTCCATCTGCCTGTAATTGTTTTCTATATATTTCTGTTCCATCTGTTTTTGGATAATAAACAGGATTACCGGACATATCTACATCTTTTGCCTTTACAGTATCAATGCCATCAACCATCTGTCCTTGCAACATGGGGATTTGTGGCACTTGTGGCATTGGTTGTTGAATTTGTGCCTGTCCGTATGGCATTGCCTGCTGATAACTATTCTGCAATTGTGCTAATCTATCTTGATACGGCTGTATTTGTTGAAATGGTTGCGCAAAATACGGATTACCATACTGCATATCTCAAACCTCCCTTGTTTTTATAATTATATTTTACAATAATAAGAGGTTAATTAACACGCCATGATAACGCCATAAATACGCCATTTTCTATGAATACAAAGAAAAGCCCCGACAATACATCGGGGCAACTTTCATAATTTTCTTTTTTAATTTTCTGTTTATGCGGTCTACGGTTCTCGTGCTGTAGCCCATGATTTCTGAAGCTTCTGCAAGCGTTTTTTCTTCATAAACACGCAATCGGAATAACTCTTTTTCTCTGGAATCAAATCCAGCTTCACGCAAATAGAAGATTCTTTCATCTTCTGAAAAGTCTTTATAATCATCCATTCCACTGTCCTCCCTGTTAGTGGAATCAATATTTACACCGGGAAAATGCCTTTTAGGGCAAAGCCTAAAACAATACCAATTATGCCAGTTATGACATAAGCAATTATTTTGTCCTGTAACTTTCCTGGCTTTTCCATGAGTGATTTTAAATTGTCGTTCATTTCGTCAACTGTATCCTTAATGTGTCCCAGGTCATTGTTGTATAAAGCAATTTTCTGTTCCAAAGCATTGATACGTTCAAAAAAAACTCCATCCCTTTTGGAATGCTTTTCTTTCATCTCATGGACGGCACTTTCCAATTCTTTCAAGCGGTGTTCGTTGATACACTCGTGTTCACATCCCATCGCTATTCCTTTCCATCACTCCCATTTTTTAGATATTGCTTCTACCCACCTAATTTGAAGCACCCCTGCGATACGTGGGAGGATTGACGTATCACGCACACACCATCTTAGAATCCGATAAATGGAAAAACACCATGATTTACATATATTTCAGTTTCAGAAGTCCAATTTCTGTTTACAGAAGATTCGGAATGTGATTCTTGAAATTCAGCTCCCTGTTTCACCAGGAAGAAAAGAGCCAAATCAAATATGCAATCATAGCAGTTTTCCATATCGGAATTTATTTTCTCATCACTGTAAGATGAAGGATAATTCCTTTTCTTCTTAAATGAACGAATAGCCCTCTTTGCCGAAAGAGGAATCATCCTCGCAGTTTCTGCATCATCTTCAAGATAATTTGTCAAGTCCTCTATAAGCTGTTCGTCCATTTAATCACCTACCTTTGCTGAGATAAAATCTCTGATATTATTCCAGCCTTATTAGTTGCTGCTAGGGCATAGCCGTTATCACTTGCAAGTTGTCTTAACTGAGATACAGTCATATTAGACAACTCGTTTTCTGTATACTTGTGTGTTGATGTATCATTCACACTTGCTACAGATGGTGACTGGCTGTTTTCATCGAGACTATGCCCGGTTATTCCCCCGCCTTGGTACCGATAACGATACCGCCGTTAGCTTTTGGTGCAACAGGAACAAACATACCGGATGCTTTTGTCCATACTGCAACTGGGTCTGGTGTAGCCCACATGGAAAGAGTAACAAAGGAACGATTCTCTTCCTGGATAAACTGTCTGTATTCAAGTTCTTCTGGAGTTACGCCCCAAAGACCGGAACCAAAGGAACCATTTGCATTTGATTCATACAGAGTAAACACATCTTCTTTGAAGTATCTTCCAGTTTTCAGAGTTCCGTCTGCTTTTCTGTAACGATATTTTTCATCACAACGATCAATTGTGAATCCGTACTCCTGCATAAGCAGATTTGTAAGCTCCTGTTTTGTCAGAAGACGTTTGTTTGCAGCTCCAAGAACCGCGGTCTGCATTGCAGTATTGTTCCGCATGTAATTAATCATCTTAAGAGAAGTAAGAGCTTTGTTTACCACATATCCGTTATCTTCTGCAATGGATACCATTTTTGAGATATCGCCCATAATATCTGCGTCTGGCTTAGACCAATCAGTAAGTGTTACTTTTGCATCAGATGTAACGCCGTAATCAATGCTCATATCCACATGATTTTCCTTAATTTTTACAATACCAGTGGAAAGGAACTGGCCTTTCATTACATTCGCCCTTGCTACTACGCCCTCAAAAAGATTGGCTGCATCGTCAAATACAAATTTTTTGAGATTATTGTCATCTGGAACACCATTTTCAATAGCTTGCTGTAATCTCTCAGACTGATTGATTTTCCTCTTGATGAAAAGCTTCTCAGTCAATACCTTTTCAAAGCCAGGTCTGGAACCGATTTCTGCTTCGGTATCAAGTGCGTGAACAAAAGCTACCTCTGGCAGTCGCTGTCCAGCCATAAGTCTGTAATACTCTGCTTTCAGATACTGGGTTTTTGTATCCGGGAAAATGGTACCGAGGATGCCGGGTCTTTTTACATCAAAACTCTGGGAGAAATTAAGTCTCTCTTCCTCTGTGATTGTTTCTAATACATTAAATGGCATTTGTCATACCTCCTTAAAATACTGGGTCTTCTGTGACTACAAAAACAATTCCAGCTTTTTCAAGCTCTGTTTTTGCAGTAGTGTCAACTGTTACTGGAAGTCTCTTTTCGAGAACACGTCCTGCGACAATCACGGAAATTGGTCTCTTAGTATCATCTGTCATATCAACATCTTCAAATACAATTCCGATTGCACCTGTCGCATTTGTTGGGTATACGGAACCTGCTTTAATAATTTTCTTAGTTCCAACTGTTTCAGCATTCGTCTGATCTGCTGTGTAGGTTTTAAGTACAAGCCCAACCTCGGATTCGAGAATATTTGGAGTGGACTCATACTGCTCTGTTTTCATAAAAGCCATTTTTATATCTCCTTTACTTAAATATTTACAGGGGCGTTATCGTCCGCTGATTTGGTTTCCTGGTTCATTTTTGCTGAGTAAGCTTTTGCAAATTCAGCAGCATCACTTTTTACTGTAGTTTTTCCACCGCTACCACCTCCGGGATTCGGAGTATTTTCAAGAGCTTCTTTCTCCCATGCGGCTTTTGCGGTATCAAGTGCTGTTTTATTTGCTTCGGAAACTCCCTTAACAAAAGTTTCGACTTCTTTCATTGCATCTTCTGGTTTCTCATACGGTGCAGATGCGTATGCTTTAATAGCACTCGCGTATGTTTCGGTTGAAAGTCCTGCATTTGCGAACATAGAAGTAATTTCACTGGTAAGGGCTTTTTTGTTGGATTCTGCAAGCGCAGCTTTCAAATCAGCTAACTCCTTATCCACTGCTTCCTTTTCTTTCTTGCGTTCAGCTTCTAGCCGTTCTGCTTCGGTCATGTTCTGCTTTTTCAACTCTTCCAACTCTTTTTCCAGGGAATCTGCTTTTTCAGCTTTTTCCTTCAGAGAAACATTTTTGTCTTTCTCTTTCTTAGTTTCAGCAGAAATAGAATCAAGAAGCTTAGAAACCTGTTCCTCGGAAGGTTCTGCAACTCCCATACCGATAAGTGCCTGTTTTGCCTGTTCTCTTGTCATTGAAATCTCCTTTCTTCCAGTCCAATACGCTTTTTCAACACGGTTCGCTCCGCACATGGTCTGTACCCGATTTACGCTCACGGGCTGTTGCAATTTATTTGATTTTGGGTATTAAAAAAGAAGCCTTAGATTTCTCTAAAACTCCTTAAATAATCGAAATTTGGTTCATTCTTCGTTAGATGGAGAATTTGCCATTGGTTCTGTTTTGGACGGATTTTGAAACTTTCCGTCAAGTAATTGCTGTGCTTTCTGCATTTCCGCTTCCGGGTCTGCCAGTTCCGGGTAAATAGTTCCCAGATACGGTAAACTCATTTCGTAGACTTTCTGCGGATCACTGAAAAGCCCACAAGTAATCAATGCAATAAGCGGATGAATTTTATTTTTGAACAGATAATCAAGCGCTTGTGCTTTTACAAGCATATTGTCTGTTGGGTTTCTGGTTATCTTTACATCAAAATCTCGCGTTGAGATATTAACATCTTTTGATGTTCCGCGGATAATATTCAGAATAATTCTGGCAGATTCCTTTTCAGCTTCCTTGGTGAATGCTTCTACCAATTTTGCATCTCTCTCTGCAAAATCCCATCCATTGCGAAGGTATACGGCATTTCCTGTATCTCCTCCGCTATTGCTTTGGCGGTTTGGCATTGCTTCCACAATCAGCATATTATTGTAGATATCATCCTTTGCAACCTGGCTCTCTGATTGATTCAGTTCAGCTGTCATCAGTTCAACATCCGACTGACAGCCATTTCCGGTATCTTTAACAGAGATAGCACCAAGTTTTACCATTTCCAAAAACTCGTTTTTGTCTACCTCGCAGTTTTTAAACTTCATAAAGGATTGCACAAACTGTTCCACGCCATTTAATCTGTCAGACTGGTATTTGTTAATTGCATCAAATAATGTGATTGCAATTTCAACATCTGAAAGCCTGTCATGATTATTCGGGCATTCAACAATTGGAATACCGCCAAAACCGTTGATGCCATATTCGGTTACTTTTCCATTCGTGATTTTGAAAAACTGGTTCTTTGAATAGCATAAGTAGTATTGTTGCTCATCTTCATCCTTCAAAATCTGAACGGACAGCATTGGTTTTCCGTTCCTCTGCGAATATACAATGTAACAATCACCAGGATACGGAATAAAGATTCTAAACGGCGGTAAATCTCCGTTTTCTGTCCAGTCCTCTTCTTTCAGAATAGCCTTATAAGAAGTTCCTGTTGCACTTTGGTATATTGCTCTCTGGATGTTTCTTGCATCTGCATTGGCTTCATCCAGATAATCATTCAGCAAATCAACTTGCTCATTTATTTTTTTGTCTGCATTTTTCTTTTTACATACATATTGGATTGGTTCCCCGCAAATCTGTCCAGCTTTAAATTTTACAGTTTCAAATGCGTGATTTTCTACCACTCTGTTATTAACTTCTGGACGGACTATTTTATTTCGATACAATATCGGCTGATCGCCTTTCATGTACCGATACAAGTAATCAATCAATGTTCGATTTCTATTATGTATGCCAATTGTATCTGATACTACTTTTACTACATTTTGTGGAGTGATTCGGTCAACGCCTGTATAGGCTACTTTTCTACCGAATTCTCCTCGGCATAAATCTACAAAATTCATTGTATTTCTCACGAGCCGAACCATCCTTTCTACAAAATAAAAAGCACTGGATGTTTTAATCCAATGCTCTACTTTATATTCTACACATATTAAAAGTATCTTTCAGTATACTTCGGTATCATCTTTCGAAACCTTTTATCTTTTTTATTTCTGCTATGGCTTTTAAATGCTTTTTTTTAATGTGAATCTCTGAATAACCCATCTCATCTGCAATGCGAACCAAAGATTTGTACTCAACATAGTGCTTAAATAATATGTCATACAGTAATGGGTCTTCAACCTGTTCTATAGTTCGGACTATTTCTTGCCTTTTTTGTAAAAATTCAGATATCATTTCTGAAATCTCTTCTCGCAGATCAAATATCTTCGCAATCATATCTCCCATCGGATCACGTTTCACAGAAGTTTGTACCTTTTCCCCGACTGGAATTGCAGATACACTTGTGGAAAGAGAACTGAGCTGTTCTTCTTCGATAAGCTTGTTTTTGATTCTGTTATCATAATTTTCAATTTGTCGTAAATATTGAGCTGTAGTCATCATACTCTATCTCCTTCCCCACATAAAATTTTTGGTTGCTTTTACTTCTGCAAATCTTTTGCCGGAAAGCGTTATTGCAAGCTGTGTAACTCCATCTGCGGCGTCATCATGCTCATTATCGCCAATATATACAAAGGTCGTTAATTCATCCATAGCCTTTTGATACTGTTTATCTTGATATTTCGGAGCCAAAAATATAAAATTTTGCTTAACATCCCCGGAATATTGATTTATTTTTTCTTTTTTTGCTTGTTTTGAAGGTGCTTTTGTACTTGTCGTGCTGCAAGCGTATTTATGTTCTTTCAAACGTTCGTTTACATAATAGGCATACATATCTCCACCATTATTTGCTTCAAAATTGATAGATTGAATATTATTTCCCATGATTCTTCCAACAACTAATGGCAATGTTCCTTCTTTTGGTGCTGTGCTAAAAATCCAATCATAAATATATACATCTCCATTTTCGTATTCTGCACCCACTGGCATTGATAAGCTATCGCCACCACCCCACGCAACATCGCAAGAAGAAACATTTTTAACAAATCCACCTTCTGGAAGAACGCCGTTATAATATCTCAATTCATCAGCTGCAAACACAATTCCTTCACGCAAGAAGGGCTTTTGCTGATATTTAGCTTCCCATTCGTTAGCGTCTAGCCTAGCTTTCATATCAACATAATATTTTGTTGAAAATCCAACGCCATACTCATAATCGAAATTGGATTCACCATCATCGTTCAAAGCTGGAATTTTTCTAAACCGATACATTGGATTATCCCGATTTAGCTTCTCAATTTTTCCAAGAGGGTCATATAAATTCCATCTGGTTCCAACCATAAGTTCTCTTGCACCATCAATCTTACGGTCAACCATCTTGTTCAGATATTCTTGATATGTATTTTCCAATCGGGTAGGGCTTAATGAATGTTGCCTATCTCTTACAAGGTCATCCACGTACAAATACCCATCGGAAGAAATGTCAACGGCACCTGTCCAAGTACCTTCAATACCACGGCAAGTCATTGTTGCAAATCGGTCTGGCTTGTCCAGGTTTATTTCAAAATCATCAGCACTCTGTTTTTGAAGTTTCGACTGTGGAAAAATTTCACTGTAGTTGTATTCCTGTGTATTAATAAGATTAAGAAGCTCTCCGTAAAATCCTTTTGCCAGTTTTCCAGAGTGACCGCCCATGGCACTATGACTATTCGGTCTTTTCCCCATTATCCATGACATAAAGAAAATACACATGGTGCTATTATGAGTAGGCTTTAATGTTTTTCCGACACAATAGATTCCATCTTCTACAGTTATGCAATTTCCCCCAATAGGATGTTCTATTTTCTCTATTTTCTTTATAGAAACCATTCTTTGCTTTGAAAATTCGTGCAACTGTTTTCTCTCTAACTGACACGGTATATACATTGTTGGGTTAAAAGAAACCACCCAATATGGCTTGTTTGCATATATTCCAGATGAACTCATACCGCTCTCATATCGAACTACTGTTGTCCTCCAACCGAATGAATTTACTAAAGATATAACTCCATCTCTAAGTGCTTCTTCATTGGTCGTGAATTGATATCTATGCTCTTTTTTATTTAAACTTCCATCTGTATCAAGTAACCCCGCCAGTAATTCTAACCTTTGATCTATGTCTGCAATCAAGTATTCATCTGGTATATGTTTTGGCACTCTTCTTCTGCTATGACACATACCATATTTTTGTAAATCCTGTCTCAAATATTTGAATCCGTAATATCTCACGCCAGTTGTTTTGTGCTTTGTGCCCCACGCAAGTTCATATCCATCATCAATTATTTTTTGAACTATAGCATAATCAGATTCTGCTCCACAAATATCTGGATTTTGATTTCTTCCGTCTCCAAGCCATGCTCCAAGTGCATAAGGTGATACCCATAAAGGCTTATGAAATCCACATATCATCTCTTTGTTCGGAATATAATATCTGGATCTTCCGTCTTTTTCTAATAATGTTTCACGTATTTCTTTTGTTTCTTTATTTATAATTCTTCTTTTATGTCTGTCGAACACTCTCCACTCATGGTTTCCGTGGCAAACAATTTCTTCACCGTCAGAAAATGTAACTTTGTACTCCATATCACATGGATTATGAATTGCAAGAATTTTTTTAAATTCTCCATCAATACCAATAACTCTATCCAAAATAGTAAGTTCGCCATGCTTTTTCCACCCGTTATCGGTTAAAACAGGCGTGTCATATGATATTGCCTTGCCAACACGGCTTGGAAGCGATAAACCGTAAAACTCTGTTTTTCTTTCTTCCAAATCCTGTAAGTCTTGGGCTACCACATGTAGTGTTTTTCTTCGTGGAATATAAAATTTCTTGCTGTCTGGTCTGTTTTTTTCCATATAAAGCAAGTAACTTTCAAATAAATGTGGTGCTTCCAGTAACAAATACTGCCAGTAGATATCGTCAAAGTCACCACTACCAGTTAATGCAGCACACTTCTCTGCTATGTTATGTGAGTATTGACTTACTTTCATAGCCATTTTCCGTGCTTCTTGGTTCTTGTCGAAAGGAAGGTCAATATTCATGTTCAAGAGCAAATCAAGGCAATCTTTTTGGTTCTGATAGATTGTCATATCACTATTGATAATTTGATTCAGAACTGCCCGATACCATTCGAGCGAACCTTCTGTAATTTTTGACATAAAAATAGAGCCAGACCTCCTTTCTTCTTAGGATTTAGTCTGGCTCTCATGTGGCTCTCTTGACTGTTTTATTTGTTTTTTGTATTCTAAATATTTTTCAAAACTATATTTTTCACAATATCTACAATTTTCTAATCCATCTGGTTCTGGATGTATACACGGAATGTTCCTTAATTTGCACCGTACCATTTAATCACCTAACTTTCTACAAATTTCAATAAAATCTGGCTTACTGAGTTCTTTCAACTCGTTGGCATACTTCGGGAATTCATGTGTATATATCGGATGACCTAAAAGCTTTTCCGCATATTCATATGCAAGTTTTCGGTCATCCCCTGTAAGCATACAAATTCCTGTATAGGTTTCAATTACTACGGCTTCTTGTTTTGTCATACATATCCTTTCTTGATAAAATCATCTTCTTAATTACGAAAAAATATTTTCAATTACTTTCCACTCTGCGAATACTGCCATTGTTAATAATGGTATTGCTGAAAGTCCCCAATTATTTTCAATCATCATTTGTATTGTAGCTATTAAATAATCTGCTACACACTTGAATATAATAAAATTAGTGATTATCCAACATATTTTTCTGATTTTGTTCATTTGCTCACCATCTTTCTTTTTGATTTCAAGTATTTTCTGTATTTGCGACTGTATTTACGAAGAATTAAATCAAGCATAATGCTATTTGTCTGTTCTACGTTTTCTGACATAGTTGTGAGATATGGATAATCTTCTCTATCATCTACTAATGTCTTGAAGATCAAGTCTAAAGCAAACTGAGCACTGATAGGCGGGTCGCACAGTTCAAAGTCTTTATCCTTGTACCATTCATCAATTTTCTTTTGGAATCCATCAAAAGATATTTCTTCGTTCCATATCATACATTCACCTCAAATTCTTTCTTGCAATTACTACCCTTGCATTTTAATTTAAGATGCTGAATCTTTGTGTTTGGGCTAATCAAAAGTGCTTTCTTCTGGCAAAAAGGACAACAGGCGTATTTCGCTCCATTGATATTCCTCAATAATGCCTGTCCATTCCACGGTTCTGGTGGATTCATGTATTTAGAAAAATCTATTCCTTCGGATTCTAATGCTGATTTAATGCTCATTAAAAATCTCCTTAAATTTCTTCCTATTAAAACCATTGTCTTGGTTTCCCCAATACGGATATTGGCGTAAGCTTTTTCTCATATAATCGCATGGATGTGCTTTTGCAAAGTCAACAATTTCTTTGAAAGGTGCCTGTTGTACTTGTGTTCTCCATTCTGAACAACCTTTTGTTTCTACGCCCATGTCAGTTCAACCCATGAACCTTTCTTAGATTTGCATACCGATCAACTATTACGTCCAGTGCAGTCTGAAGCTGATTGATTGTGATGCAATCGGACTGATGTCGTTCACTGTACCATTGATTACTGTTTTCCGTATCAGATTGTGAAGATACCAGTGGCGATTGCGTCTCCCAAACACCTTTTATAACTTCTCTGGTTTGCAGCTCCTCTGTATATGCCATAACAATCGAATTGGCTTCTTCAAGTTTTTCTTCGAGTTCTTTGTTTTTTGCTGCAAGTCTTTTATTTTCCTTTTCCAATTCCAAAATTCTTTTGTTTTCAATACCGTTCACCTGAAATTCCTCCAACCTTATATCTTCGTAAATTTTTAGTTATCACGAATATAATCCACACACTCTTCCAGTTTTTCTCTCAAAAATGTGTCCTTTGCAATATCTGGGTAAAGTGCATATAACAAGCAGCTTCCATCTTTCCCATCTTTCTGAAACTTTCTCCAATTGAACATCATTATGAATAGGGGAATTTTCGTAAGATTATCTGTTTTTCTTTTAAACCAGAAATTAGAAATTTTTTTAATTATTTCTCTCTTTCCTCCCTGTGCTTCATCTGACAGGCAATCATTTTAGCTATGTTTTCACGTTCCTGTTTTATACCATGTCCTTGCCGGAATAACTCGCATTCAAGGATATTTCCGCAATGTGAGCATTCGTCTTTGATTTCTTTACCGCATACTTCAATCATTTTCATCACCACAGTAAATCAATAAGTAATTTGCAATTTTTCTAAGATCATTTTTCCCATACAGACGAATCCCATCTTTCAATCCTCTGTCAATCAGCCAATCTACTAATTTCAAAGGTTGCTTAGGAGGTTCATCATCCTTTGGGGATGTTGCTTCTTTATTGGACTGAATCGTAATTCCATACCATAAATGACGATTCCAGTATTCTAACGCTTCTTGACTGCATCTTTCTTCTAACTCTGAAAAAACTTTTTTGTAATCAGATAAATCTTTTGCCATTTTCATTACTTCTTGTTCAGTCATCTCCTATGTCCTCCCAACATTCACAACTATCATCCAGGCATCTAAAGTCTGCACAATATTCACTATCACCATTGAAGCAAACCCATGTGAAGTCATCATGTTTTCTGCAATTCTTACAACATTTTTCTTTCATAAATTACCTCGATTTAGAAAAATCCAGTGCGCCGACTTGAACGGCATAAATCTCCCAACGAGAAACACTGGAACTTTAGGGGGAAAATGCAACTTCTGGCAATGGCAATTTGCCAGATAGAAACAACAGGAATCGAACCTGTGTCACATGATATTGAGTATCATTGCTCTACCACTGAGCTATGTTTCATATTGCCGCCTGTCACGGACAGTTCTTTTCAAAGGAACTGAGATGGTTTTCACTTTTGTTTCATTCGACAGTAATACAATTGTATCTTTCCGAATTGATCGTGTTCTCCATAGCTTCAATTGGATTGTATCCAAGATTCTGTAAGATTTGTTTGAAAACTGTTACAGATTGACCACTTGCAAGTTGAACGCCTTTTCTTTTTGAATCCGCATGAAATACGTCATGTCTTCTTTTAACATTCCAGAAAATAATGTTTGGAATAACGTATCCGGCTTTATGGAACTTGTTTGCCATCTTATCATAAAACGACCAATTGCGATTTCCGCAATAATCAATTTCCATATCAGAAATTACGACAATAGCTTTTGGCATTTCTTCCTGTGAAATATTATTTTTTTCTGCTATATCAAGCACCTTTTCAAATGCAGCTTTAAGGTCTGTACTATTGCCCCAGTCAGCCCTTTTAGCATTATTGATTTTCTGTGAAAGGGCTTCACCCTTTAAAACAACTGTTTCTGGATTGCTCGAAAATGTCATAAACAAATTGTGGTATGCCCCAACATTTCTTTCGGCAAAGTATATTGCCAATCCGATTGATGTTGCCATTGGTCTTCCATACATTGAACCGGATACATCAGCCATAATCAAAGCGTTTGTTCCCTGTTCAATATAATCTGGAAGTGCTTTCCATTGTGCTTCAAGAACTTTATTGTTCTCTCGTCCGTAAAGGATTTTTTCCACGATGTCATAAGGATACAAAGTTGAAGCGTTGATTTTAACTTCTCCTTTATCAGCCTTATTAATAAAATCATTAAATCCATCTGGATCATGTTTTGCAAAGGTCTTGCGATAAATCATCATTGCACGGCTCGGAACTTCTGAATATTTAATCTCATTCCATTTACCAGCAGACATAAGGCTTTCAACAACACCGATCTGTTTTCTCATGCTACGAACAATTCTCTTAAAGTTGTAGACTGGATAACCCAACTTCTGTGCAGTCAAGATTCCTAACTTCCTAGTTTCTCTGCTACTTGCATCAGCAGTCTTAATCCATTTAGCAAGCAAAGAAATTGCTTTCCCTTCATTAAGATTCTTCAAATCTTCCTCGAACTGATTTTTCATGGTTTTCCACATATCATCTTCCAATGGTGTTCCAATCAGTTCATAGATGTCATCATATCTTCCGAACACTCCAATTAAATCGAGGTTTGGTCTAAGTGCTTCTGGATGGTGTTCAGCCATATAACGGATAATGGTTCGAAAAGTTTTTCTCTCTCCAAGCCCACAACGAATATCTCTTGCATAAAAAGCAATCTTTGTGGCAAAGAGTTTATCCTGTGCAAATGCTTCTGAGAATAAAGTGGTGATTCTATTTTCATCAGCTTCTCTCAATGCACCAATAGTTCCGAACAGGTCAAGTCTTGCATCGCTTGTAGTATTCAGCGCAACTGCTCCGTTTTCGGTTCTTGTAAACTTGCTTTCTTCTTTCATTGCATTTGCAAAATCCATGTTTCTTCTCCTTTCAGGACACGAAAAATATAAAATATACGAATTAGATTTTATTTAAGTGAGTTGCTGTAAGTGTCCCCTAAATTTTCATGATGCTTTTGGTTTTCATAATTAACAGTTATGTCCAAATGATTGCTGTAAGCACCACATAATTGCCCCGACAGGATTTGAACCTATAAAATTGTTTGCAGTAAAGAACACAGACATGTTCCGTCGGTTTTCCGTAACCGATAACCGGGGGTAGTGACGAGGGATGGATTCGAACCACCAACCTATGCCTTGTAATGGAGTAAATTGCTATTATAGTCACAAACATGACTAATATTCTCATCGCTCTGTCCAATTGAGCTACCTCGTCTAAAAACCAACAATAGCTATGCTAAAGTCAGATTTCCTATCTACACTTGGTAGATGAAATAGCAGGAGACGGATTCGAACCGCCGTTTTCATGGATATGAGCCATGCGAGATTCCGCTTCTCTATCCTGCCGGAACCCGGAAGAACCGGGTTAGCAATAGGTTTATCGTGTTATGCTTTCCACTATCTACAAGTTTTAGTGCTGTAGATTCACTGGATATTTTTATGCGTCTTTGGACGGTATCTCTTGAAAACTCCTTTTATTAACGTGCGCTGCGTTAATATTTTTAACTCAGAGATATACCAGCCGGGAAATCAGATCCATTTAAGCTACGCCGTATCGCACCTAAATTTACCTAATCCACACGCTCAACTGGAAGTTTTTTCCACCCATATTACGGATGAATGGCATTTAGAAGAAATGGAAGCTCTAGGATTCGAACCCAGGACTTACGGCTTATGAGGCCGTTGCTCTTACCGCTGAACTAAGCTTCCTGAGATACCAGAAATAAGCCCGCCATAGATTTATTTCTGGCACTGTTGCAGTTCTTGACCGCCAGCCGCAACAAAGGTTTTCTGAAACGCTTTTAGATTCCAGAAAAGAGTGTTATAAAATGAACTTGCGGCGTTAGCAAAACCGCAAACTGGGCTAACTGGATTCGAACCAGCAAATATAGCAGTCAAAGTGCTATGCCTTAACCGTTTGGCGATAGCCCATTATCACCCGGGCGCACCATTAAAGCCCGGGGAAGTCGTGATATATAAGTTTATGTAATTAATATAATAAGTAATTAGCACTTCCGCTACTCTGGATGCCTCGACTTATCACTTTCATAGGCTTTCCCGAACCTACATGGATTAAGTCGAAGCTGTGCTTTTATGAATTTAACCCTTTCGATTAATTCAATCGGGATAATTCCAATTGGAATCGGTAAATACATTTGTCACCTCGTGCAAATTAAGAAAATATTCAGTGCGAAACATATTTCTAAACAAATGCAGAATAAAATCTGTATTACGCTTGTCTTTCCTTCTTCGTCCAGTATAGCCAAAGTGCCGGCAAGAACCAGAACGAAAAATGCAAGATTTACAGCTGTTCCAATTACATTAAGTGCATTCATTTTCTTTTTCCTCCCCAATTAAAAAGTCCAGAATTTTTTCTGCAATCTCTTCTTCTGGCTCAAACGGCATCCCACAGTAATTATAGGATTCTAAAGCCGATTTTAGGCTTGATTTGAAGCCATTGTAAATTTCTCCATGTTGTAACAGTTCGTGCCTTAAAACCAAAATTGCGTCAGTAATTGATTGAGAAGTGACACTAATTTGTGCTAGGCACTCCATTTCAATGTCTGGAACAGCCGCCATTTCAAATTCAAATACCGGAATTTCATCTACGGCTACATGAAAATCTATTGATCTCACTCTCGGAACTTTATTCCCATCAATAAAACATTTTGTTCCACGCCAATCATAGGGGTTGGGGTTTGTGATTTTTACGACACTCATCCTTCTTCCACCTCCCCGAAATATTTCTTGAAAAGCTTATGGCTGCAATACCACAGATGTTGCATCACAAAAATTTTATCAATACATTCCAGACCATAATACATCACTCTGTACTCGGCGGTTCTGTCTCCGTTTTCATCAACACTATAACCAGTTAATTCAGATTTTGATTTTGCGCCAAACCATCTACCGTTCTTTGTAACAAACAAAGAAAGATTCCCATATTCACAAACATATGTGGCGGTTTGAGTATCATACAATCTTCCATCAGCTAATATTGCTTTTGCGTGAATTTGCTTCACCAGTTTCCGAATTGCCGGGGATTCCTGTCCGACATTTTCATATGCTTGGTTTGTTTCGGAAACGCCTTTTTTATTTTTTGAGAAAAATTTAAGCACGTCTTTTCCTCCCAAAATATTCATCAACTGCCTGTCTTACGATATCTGATACACTCCTGTCCGTCCGGTTCTTCTCTTCCAGGAGCCTTTTTTTCTGTTTTTCGGAAAATCGGATGCGGATGGATTCGGATTGTGGGTTTGGTTTCATGAGCATTTACCTCAACTTACAATTTCAATTGGATATCCTAAGTATTCTTCCAACTCTGAAACAGTCAGTTTACGTGGCTTCTTTATTTCAACATAAGCACGCTGTATGATATTGTCTGTTGTCTTTGCGATTGCCTTTCCGGTATAACTTTCAAGCTCTTCGTTTGCATATACATTCAAATGTTCATATCCATATGCCCGGCACCATCTTGCAGCTGAATCAACAATTTTTCTTAGCTCTTCTTGCTCATCACCAAACAACTCCGAATATCTAACCGCCTTGTTGGGGTCGTTCAAACTTACTCCGCAAGAAGCCACAACATGTTTATATGGACTTCCAATAAAATGAAAATATCTATTCGATTCCATTGCTTTTTGGCCTTTTGGCAAGTTGAACCCTTGAGCTATTGCTTTTTTAAGCAGCTGTTCTGATTCAACGTTATTTTCTGTAACAATACACTTGTTTGTAAAATCAATCATCTTTATCCCCCTCTAAAAGTTTATATAGCGTGCTTCTTGAAACTCCTATAGTCTCAGCAAATTGTGCTTTTGTTATTTCTCCCATTTGCCAACTTCGTTTGGTTTCTTCAAAAAGGTCTTTGTTTATCTCTTTTTTGGAACGACCTTTATATTTGCCCTGGGATTTTGCAATTGCAATACCTTCTTTTTGACGCTGCCGAATATTTTCTCTTTCTCTTTGTGCTACATATGAGAGAAGCTGCAAAACTATGTCTGCAATCAGTGTTCCTGTCAAATCTTTGTTTTGCGTAGTATTAAGCAACGGCATATCCTGTACAATGATATCCGCTTCAATCTCTTTTGTAATTTTTCGCCATTCAGCAATAATCTCTTCGTAGTTTCTTCCAAGTCTATCAATCGAATGGATTATCAGAATGTCACCTTTATGAAGAGAAGCAATCATTTTCTGATACTCTGGACGATTAAAGTCTTTCCCAGATTTTTTATCCATATAAATTTTTTCAACACCATCTGTTTTCATTGCTTCAATTTGTCTCGCTTCGTTCTGATCTGCTGTTGAAACTCTTACATATCCTACTTTCATATATACACGCTCCTGTTTCTTTATAAAACAATTATACACTATAATGTGTGTGTTTTCAATAGCAAATTACACGTTTAAGTGAATTTTAATTGATTTTTATAACATTTGCGTTTATTATGTAAGTAGGAGGTGTTTATATGGTATCTCAAAAAATTAAACAAATAATGAAAATGAAAAAAATTACAAATATTCAAGTTGCTGAACATCTAGGAACTTCACCACAAGCACTAGCTAACAAGTTTTCCAGAGAAACGCTTTCTGCATATGATCTTATAGCCATCCTTGACTTTCTTGGTTGTCAAATTTCTGTTGAAGCATTTCCAGATATCATAGTAAAATTTAATAGCAATGATCTGAAAAGAGAGCCTTAATGGTTCTCTTTTTTTACTTTCTAATCAATCCTTGTCCTTGCAGTAAAAGTCTAAATGTTTCTTTACCTTTCACAGTGATATATGTCTGAACATTCGAATATCCAAACGGTGTTGAGAAATCTTTCATCTGGAAAAGCCCAGCTTTCCTATACGGTTCATAGGGTTTAATAATATTGTGCCTATCACGGTAAATATAACCGTTTTCCGTAAGCCACTTAGTAAACGCTTTAGGTGGAATGTGAAATTCCTTTGCTGCATCTCGAAAAGTTGTAAGAAGTCTATTATCTATCAGACTGTCGAAATAATCAGCTTTAGGCTTCTGTTCCTGTACTTTCTGTTCAAGTAACTGCTTTTCCTGTTGTTCTTCAATCCATCTTTTAGCTCGTTCTATCGGATCAGCTATCTGGTAAGAATCTTGTTTCTGACCGACTTCATACTTCCCAGTCTTACGAATGGACGGAAGTACTTCTGATGTGACCCAATGTTTAAATTCTTTGGCTTTTTCAAGCTTACTACTAAAAATTAACGAGAAAAGACCGGATTCATTAATAGCTATGATATTCCTTGTCTGTGTCCCGTCATAAAATGGTACTTCTGCCTTATCTTCCAACTCTACATGCCTTTGTATATCTCGACTACCATTTTGGTACCCGAGGGCTGTTGCAACATCAATTCCAACAAACCACGGAACACCATTTATCGTTACTGTTCTTACGCTTCCAAATTCTGGATTGCTAAAAATCATCATATCGTTCATCCGTTATACCTGCCTTTCTGAGTATTGCCTTGTTTTTAGTATGGCAGAGAAACAGTTAAGGCTTACTGCTTGTCGTGTTCGAATCACTATCCCTGCCATGTTAAGGAGAGCTTTTTTGTTTTTTCGGGCGGTTTCGGTGGTAACTACCGCTGACCGGAGGTTTATATATACCCCCTCCCGGTCATCCAGTACGGACGCTGGCAAGTCAGCCCACCGCCCAATGGGAACCGCTGCCCTTGCCCGGTCGCTGTTTATCGTAAGTCTTCGGCGGTGGTCAAGGAAATGCTATGCAAAATCTATTGTCATATTGCACAAAAAACAGTGTTTTATAGAATGTCTTTTTAGGGTGTACCCTATTTGCACATTGCGTATTACTAGATATAGAATCCGTTTTCTCGTAATCACAACATATAGTGTTTTTACTGTTATAGTTCCGGCTTTTCCATCTCTGGAAGTTGTAAAGCGGCTTTGTGCTTCTCTGCGATCTGCTGCGCAGTCTGCTGTGGTACGCCGTATTGCTGCGCGGCTTGTACTGGTGCAGTTTCTGCCATGCCATAGGCGGCTTTTGCAACAAATATCAAATTCGCATTTGTTCCAGTCTGATTATGCAATCTATTGATTGCACAGTTTTTGCAAATATCGAACCATTTTTTAGCCGTGTCACCATGTGACGAGTTTATTCTATACACTCCATTCATCCAGTCAGTAAACGTTGTACGATTAATCCCAACTAAAAAGCTAAATACTTCTAGAGTTGGTAATACATGATATTTACTGCATAATCTCACATAAGTATTAAACATTTTATCTAATAACTCTATATTGTCATTACTTGGCTTTTGTATATGATCTGCAATATAAAAAATCATATCTACAAAGCTGTCTGATACTTCTTTCTTATAGTTTTCATTATCTGGTGATATACATAA